CCTCCACGATTAATCCAAAGCTAGACCCCAAATTACTCCCTCTCACCCATAAATATAGCCATAAATATCTTAAAGTATCTCTCGTTACCACAAAAAATACTCGATTATTTAAAGCCCTAGTCTCTAGTTTTTTAGTAGAAAACCTCGTCAAAATTTAAATTATTACGCACAGCGTTATTGATATTTTTAGACATGGTGGGGGAGTGTTTCATTAGTCTCCACCTACTCACAAATTTATTACTTAGTAAATTACTTTTTATATTCTTCCCAACTCCATGGGCCTGAGCAAGCACAGAGACTTACTAACCCTCTATCCTGCTCAGCAAACTTATTTCTCACCATCTCCTGGAACTCAAGAAAATAATCAAGGCTTACATACTTATTTGAGGCCTCCTCAATAGTCTCATCTTCGTACATTTTTACCTCGCCAATACATACTACTAGGTTTGCGCCGTGAGTCCCGTCGTAATAGTGTTCTGCACATAGGCCTGTATCCAGATTCCAATTTCTAGTAATTTGAGAGAATGAGTCTCCAAAATTAACACCTATCGCCAGGTTAACTGAAGGATACACCTCGGAAATAAAGACATAGTCTCCTGATTTAGTTCTCCATAATTGCATCGGCTTAATTTCTTTCATAATTTACTCCTTATTTAACTCGTTAAATCTATCCCTAACTATGCTAAAATTCCAATAATTTTCTTGGTCTATTGAGTTAAGAAATGCAACTATATCCTTATGGTTGGAAAACCAGTGGGCTTGTTTCTTAAAGGATGTCAGTATATCCCCTGTCAAATTTTTTTTAAGCTCTTCCCTGTTCCTATAGGAGTATTCCATTATTTTAAGCTTAACCCATTCAATCAAGAGTGCAACTAAAAATAAAAATATTGAAGTTACACACAGCATCCCTATAATAATCAATAACTTGTCTAGTATCTCAACACCCATAATTTACTCCTTATTTACTTAGATTCATTACTATAGCAACTGCTGACATAGCTAAGGCGATTACTGTAAAAACAGACGAAGCAATCTGATAGGATTTCAGATCAAATAACTCTTTTCGTAAATCCTTCTTAGTATCTTTATTTAGCTCAACCAAAGCTGCAACTCTTTTGCGAGTTTCCTTTCCTAACTCCTCCCTACTAGTACGTAAATCTACTAACTCATTATTTAAGCGAGCAAGTTCCATATTCTGCATTTCTTGATAATCATTAAATACTTCCCAAGATACGGGCTTGCTTGTATTGCCTTCGAACTCCTCTTTAATTTCTACTAGATTCAAGTTTTTTTCTTCATCAAGTGCTTCAAATTCTGAACTAATTAGCTCCCCGTCATGCCACCATATTGTGAAGAACTCTTTTGATGCATGAATAATCCCATATACTTTTCCTGAGAAGACTCTCTCAATAGTTACATCTTCCCCATTTACAGTTCTGTACTTTTTATTTATATCAATTCTCATTATTACTCCTTGCTAATTGCCTCAATACACTCACTTAATTCTATATCTTGCTTGCACTTTAGGATAAGTCCAGATATTACTTGAGCCTTTTCTGACTCGGAAATATTAGACTCCCTGACCTCTTTGATATTTTTAGTAAAGTCCTGCATTGTCCTTTTATCAGAATGATACGATAAAAATTTAGCAAACAATATTATTAAAGGTATTGATACCAAAAAAGCTCTTGCTAAAAATCTTTGTTCTTGTTCTTGTCTAGACATCCCCATAAATTACTTCTTTAACCATCTAGGAATTTTAACTTGAAGTAGTATAGGGAGAGATAAGATAGATACAGTCGTTAGTAGTGTTAGACCTACTAAATTTACTGGAAGCTTTAGTATAGAGTAAATATCACTAAAGATATTCCATAAAAATTTACTAAACCCTTGATTAATTAATCCTTCAATTTTTTCCGCTTTGATTTTTTGTTCTTCATTCATTTGTTTCTCCTTGGTTATTTATTATAATGTGTGACGGAACCGTAAATATGCTCGAGCCGTCCTCTAAAATTAATTCAATCCTATTAGCAAACAAAATAATTTTTTTATTCATACACTAATGAAACAGTAAAAATACCGAGATGTCAATACCTAAAAATTTAGACAATACTCCCACCATCTACAGTAACAAATTAAAATCTATCATGCCTAATCAACCAAATACCCAGCTACGGAAACCTTGAATGCAAGTCTATCCGTATTAGACATTACGTGATGAAAAAGAATGATCTCTACTACATCAAGACATTTCTTGAGATAGTGATTCATCTACAACATTAAACCATTACTACTTGCCCAAGGTAAATAATGCTTCATAATTTTTTAAATATGTATCTTGAAAAGAATAATTAATCGAACGTTCCAAGTCAAAAATGAAGAATGCACGGAGCGACCTTTACCGCAGAAAAAGTTTGAGGCGAACTGAAAGACAAACGAAGTGAAGTCTTTCAGCTAGTAGCTTGAACTTTTCGAGGACAAAAGGAAGCGAGTACACTTCTGAATTTCTTGACGGTAGCGAAGCGGGTCGCCGAAAACCCGTTGTCGTGAGAACTCGTTGGATACAAAGCTTGATAGTTCAGGAGCGAAGCGACGGAAGTATCAAGCCTATCCTAATGAACGGCTCGAGAACGAGGTTTTAAGCGTACGGTGGGAGTAGTTCAAGACAAGTAATAAAAACCGACGACTAGGAGGTTTTTAGTGTCTTGAACACGGCGCACTAGCTTAGGCGAAGTGAGATGCCTAAATATGTATCTTTAATATATTAAATAGAAATAGGCTAATACGAATCCTTATTTAATATATGAATTACAATATCCCTATTAAGTAACCTCATGAAGTATAAAAGGAATCTAATATTAGATATAGTATATAATTAATAAATCTTATTGGAACTTAAATTTAGAAATACTATATTAAATACTTATTGACGTAAGGTATAATTCTTTAGAGAATAATCACATACAGATGCTTAGGAAATAATATTTTAATAAGATATTAAAACAAATACCATATTTTTCACGATATGTCAAATTAGTTAAGTTATTGATTTTATATGAAATAAGTAAAATAATTTTTCTCTTGACTTACTATGTTTAGACTTATAGCATATTTTCATGGAAGAAAAAGAATTATTAGTGACTTTGCTTGAGAAATATGTTTTTGTATTCCCAGGTGAGAGACGTATGTATTTTGATACTATTTGCCAAGATAATATATTCTTGACGGATAATAACGGACGCAGACTAAGCCCTGATACTCTCCCATTACAGAGTCCAGGCCCCTGCACAAAATTAGACAGTAGTTATTCCAAATACGGTCAAAAATAAACTATAAGGAGTCATATATGGAACAAGATGCAATATCTCACGAAGAGGCTTGGATGAGCAATGAAGAATACACTCCAGAATACGGGTCATTAAAATTCTATAGTAAATATGAGATGCTTCAGGCAATCAATGCTGGGAAGACTGAGGCAGTCTTGATTGAATTAGATAGGTTGTTACGCAGTGTGTCAAAGTACGACTATGTGCCGGAAGAGTTGGATATTTGTGAAGATACGGATATTGAATACCTCAAGAAGAGCTTAAAGAGTGAAGACGAATCCCAAAATATCCACATATTAGTATCTCTAGTACGAACTTACATAGCTAGAAATGCTTCTCACATATTTGAGGAAGATATTTAAGATGCAGATACTTATTCAAGATTTGAAAGAGATTGACTCAATCAATACTCGCATGAATAAGACAATAGCTCTTCTAATTACTACAGGGGCTGTTACAGTAGATAATCTGTCAACACTCTCAGGTGTTAGTAAGCTAACAATTTACAAAATGCTCAAGGGGTCAAAATCCCACTACAGAAGAGATGTATGGATTAGGCTCATTGAGGCACTTCAAGATTTAGGGATTGATTAGTAAATAAAATAAGGGGTAGTGCAAATGGAGCAAATATTTAAAGTTTTCTATGATGACAAAATGACAATCGAAGAAAAAATAGAAGTTCTCAATGAGATCGGTGCTTTTCTTTGCCATCACTACGCTATGAACAATGTAGCCGATGACTTAATTGATAAATTGGTCGAGATTTTAACAAGACAAAACAAGGAGGAATAGATGAAAATAGTTAAAAATGAAAAAGGTTTAATTTTTGGAGCTTTTTTACTTGCTATGTTGGTTGCAAGTCCGATGGTTGTACAGGCAGTAAAAAATGCACAAGAAGATGCGCCTAAAAAAGAGCAAAAGAAACTTAAAGAAGTTTCAAAAAAGAAGACAAAGCAGTGTGTAATCGTATTAGAGAATGAGGAGTAAAAAATGAAAGATAAAATTTACATGATCTTAAATGATACTATGATGTTCCTACTCGGAGCATTCATAGTAATGTACCCGCTAATTAACTTAACTCTAGCGGTAGTTGCGATCTATTTATTGCAACCCATTTTACTAGCGGCGGTTTTTTGGGACTTCACAACTAAGTCCCTTATTACAAGATCATGGGACTCATTAAACCAAATAAAAGGGGCGATTGTATGGAAGTTATTTCGACGTTAAATTTATCTCATAGTTCCGCAAGTCAGATACTAGGTTGCGAGGCAAAGTATTGGTTTAGGAAAGTAGCTAAAGTTTCAGTGGACTCCGATGTAGAAGAAGCTGACTACCTATCCTATGGTAAAGCATTACATAAAATCCTTGAGGATTGCTCACATATTGTTCCTAGTATAGAGTATCTTGATTCAGTCATTGATAAAGTATGTGAAGAGTTTGGTGTGACCTCTTTCGAACATAAGTGGGGGATATATCTATCAGCTATTAAATACACAGCTATGCACAAACAATCAGGATTAAAATGTGTAGCCACTGAGCTAATCATCAACACTGATGGAGTAATCGGGTATGTCGATTTAATTCTAGTCGATGAAAATAAAAAAGAATTTTGGGTTGCCGACTTAAAAACAGCCGCATTCCCTCCAGACGAAAAAGTAAAGTATTTACATAGAGACCCACAGCTAAACCTATACACATACTTCGCAACCCACAAGCCCATAATACCAGAGGCTCTAGGTTTATCAGAATACAAGTTCGCCGGGTGTCGCTATCGTGTATGCACTAAGTCAAGGCATAAGCAAAAAATTAATCAGATACTTCCTGAAAGACTTCCTAAAGAAAGCGTTAAAGATTTTAAAGAGCGTATTAAAGGAATACCTTTAGAGACTACTGAGGAAAGTCCATCAGAATTTATGGATAGAATTTCTGATGCTATTACTGTGTATGATATTACTGTACCTTATAAGTATATGTCACCGCTTGAAACTTACACTAGACACATGGATATTAGGGAGAGAGCTTTAGAGTTAGCTAATGGAGCCGAACCTATAAGAAATTACGGTAACTGCATGGTGTATAATAAGCCTTGCGAATATTGGTCACAATGTCATGGTCAAAATAATTCAGAAGAGCCTCTTTGCTCAATTGTAAGTAAATTTATGTAAAACTACTTGCAAGTTTCATGCCAATGTGTAATACTTTGGTATGAGATTTGCAGGGAATTTTAGATATGATGTCGATAGAAGCCACAAAGAGCTTATAAAAATAATCTACAAATTCGGAACAAAGTACCACAAAATAGTGTACGTCCGTAAGGACACAGTAGCATATAGGTCACAGGGAAGTTACGCTGAGGAGCGTGAAGTCCGTGATTACGGAACTTATGATGCCTTATATGACGACACACTAGCCGCCAAAGTATTCAAAGACAGAGTAATCGAAGATTTTTTAGCGTGGTTTGACATGGAGTATTATTCTCCGCATATAAAGGAATACGGATATGGACACTAGCGAATTATTTAAGGCGAGACTTAAAGCTTGCAAAGGCTGCCCTCATTTTACTGGGAATAGTTGCGGGAGATGCCATTGTAATTTTGGAGCTAAGCTTAGATCATACCACCAGGTTTGTCCTGTAGGTAAGTGGGGGAGGGCTAATATTAGAGAGACAGTTACTGAATATCTCAAAAGATTAGGGGTGGGTAGTGAAGCCAAAAAAGATTAATAAAGAAAATATTTTAGAAGTATGCGAGGAGCTTTTTGAACATATTAGAAAAGGACATACAGTCTTAGCAATATGTGGAAAGTGGAATTGGGATTGTAATAAACTTCTTGGAGCTATTAAGAAATACCCTGAGTTAAAAGAGGCTATTAAAGCAGGGAATAACGCAAAGCGTTATGCTCTTGAGCAAAGTTATTTAGAATATCTTGACGGGAAAGTTGACCCTGAAGGTGGTAAAGCTTTTACTGTTTTAACTAAATTATTACAGGGGAGTTTCTCTTCTAGTATTTCAGATGAGAAGAGTATTGAGGAGGCTTTGATGATTGAGGAGTCTGAGACTCATGCTCAAGTTATCGAGGTAGAGAGAACTCGTGAGGAGAAAGTTACGGACTCTAAAACAGAATTTAAAAACAGATTAGAGCTTTCGGAAAAGTTGGAGAAAATGCTTGGCAATCAATAAGGACGATAAGTTTTATAACCAAAGGGAGTTGATGAGAAACTCTCTTTATCATTTCTGCGCTTTCTTCTGGGAGGACATAGAAGGGAATACTTACCAACACAATTGGGTTCATAAAGTTTTATGTAGAAATTTAGAGGCGGTATTTTTTGGAGTCATGGATGACTTAGTTATTAATATTCCTCCAGGTTTCGGTAAATCCTATATATGTAACATATTTTTTCCAGCATGGATTTGGGTGCAAGACCCTAACTTTAATATTCAGCAGTTATCCTTAGCTCCGCATTTAGGGGAGAGGGACTCTCAGAGATTTTATAATTTAATTTGTTCAGAAAAGTTTTTAACATACTTTGGAGATATTTATAGGATTCCTGAGACTAAGAAAAATATTAAAAAGAGAAAGTCATTAAAGAAAATACATAATTCACATAAAGGTGTTCGTGAGTATACTGCACTAACTGGTACACTTACTGGTATTCGTGGAGATATAATAATTCTCGATGACCCGAATGACGTTACGCACGTTGAACAAGAGAATGCTCGTAAGAGAATAAACGATAAGATTAGATATTTGCGAACTAGAGATAACAACAATGTAGCCAGTAAGTCTATTATGATTCAGCAACGTATGCACGAAGCTGATGCTACAAGTGTCGCACTACAGATGCACTTTAAGCATTTATGTTTGCCGATGTACAAGGATAGTAGGACTAAAATTCCCATAGGTGCTGAGTTAGACCCAAGAGAAGAAGGAGATATTCTTTGTCCTGAAATTCTTGATGAGTTTAATTTTGAGAAGAAGAAGAGGGATTTGCCTGCAGTTTACTTGCAATCTCAGTATTACCAAAATCCTACTCCTGATGCAGATTCAATTATTAATAAAGAGTTTATGATTTTTGAAACTGCGGATAAGCTTAAATTAAAAGAATTAATATCGAAGAGTAGTAGGCTAGTTATATCCGTGGATAGCGCATATAAAGATTCAGATAAGTCAGATTTTGCGGTAGTTTCAGCTGTTCTTGCTGTAGGTCGTAAGAGGTACACAATTGATTTAGTTATGGGGCAGTGGGATTTTTCTATTACTGCTCATGAAGTTTTAGCTATGTACAATAGATGGCATACACTGTTTGGGATTTATGGGGAGATTGTTATCGAGGACAAAGCTAATGGTCAAGCGATTATTAAGACACTAGAGAAGTTGATTAAGAACGCAGTTATTAAGGGTGTTTCGCCGCTTGGTAGTAAGAGGGCTAGGTTGATGGCGGTATCTCCGTTCTTCCAAAGTTTTGATGTAGTCTTTTTGAAAAATCCGATTTGGGCCACGTATGATAAGCTGTATGGTAGTGAGCCTGGAGTTCCATTGCATGAGCTTATTTTTAAGCAATATGTGTATTTTGGATATGCGGCAAATGATGACATACCTGATTCAATAAATCAGGCTTTACTTGAACTAATGGATGATGGGGAGCCAATACAGATAATAGGAATGGCTTCCGACGGATTATCCCAAAAAATAGATTGGAGTTCTCGTGAGCAAAAAGTTTACGCAAAAATCTTCTAAGAAACTTAACAAATTCAATTTTGAAGTTAAGAATAAAGACCCAAAAGAGCCTACAGTAAGGGATAATAAAGAATTAACTAGCCCAGTAGATTTAGTTTCAAACAATTTATATAACTGGTCAATAGATATCGCCTCAAAATATTTTGGGAAATCCTACGATAAAAATAAAGAGAAAAAAAGAAAAGAACTTTATAAAGACCCTGAGATTTACGGAGCAATTCAAAAAAGACTTGATAGAGTTATTGAGTGTGACATAGAGATAATCGGAGCTACAGCAGAAGATGAGAAAGCCTTAATGGCTCAGCTCAGAAAGAACGATAATCTTGAAAATTTAAAAAAGTGGGCAGTAGAGCCAATATTCTCTCAATATAAGGTAGTAGAAAATCTTTGGGAAGTTGATGAGGCTGGGAACTATAGTCTTAAAAAATTTATAGAGATGCCTAATGAATTCTTCGAGCCGTATGATGATGGAGTCAATGTTGTACGCACGGATATAAGCCCTTCAAAAATTGCACCATTCGGTAAATATATTTTATCTGTACATAACGGTAATGTAGATAATAGATGGGGAGAGTCTGTACTAGACCCTCTTGTAGGGCTACTTAATATTAGAAATAATATACATTTTTTCTGGATGAAGTGGCTAGAAAGATTTGGTATGGGCTTTCTTGAAGGAACTGTCCAGAAGAATGCTTCTGCACAAGAAATGCAAGAATATAAAAATGCTCTTGAGAAAGCTATGCAAGGAACTACTATTATACATGGTAACTCACTAGAGCTTGAGTTTCATCAAACAAATGGCTCAGGAGAGCAGTTTGAAAGATTTAACAATGCTATCATAGACTGTTTTAACAGGTTAATTCTAGGGGAAACTTCTACTTCAAGGATTAGTGAAAGAGGGAGCACTGCTTCAACTGTCACTCACGCTGAGCAAGGATTACGTCGTGCAAGAAATGATGCAAAGTTAATTAAAAAAGCAGTAGATAGATTCATATATCAGTATTGGGTTATCAACGGAAAAGATTTAAATAATTTACCGTATGTAGAAATTTATTTTGATACTGGAATAAATTTAGAAAGAGCTAGAAGAGATTATCTTTTAACTCAAATGAATGATCGATTAATCATGACTAAGAGTTATTTAATGCGTGAGTATGGTTTTAGAGAAAGTGATTTAGATGAACTTGAAGTATCTCCGAGTGCACAAACAGGAAATCAACAAACTTCAAACCAAGCTGATATAGACAATAGTGAAGGTACTGGAGGAAGTCCTGATACAAGGAAAGCTCTTAATAAAGAAATAGAGAAAATCGTATTTGGGCCAGATGTGGTAATGTAGAGATTAGGAGAATTAATGAATAATGTCGTGAAGATTAAGCCTCTAAAATTAACTATTGATGCACAATATTCTGGAAATGAAGATGTCAATAGTGATTCATTCTCCTTCTCTGGTGTGGCTTATTCTGGAGGGCTAGTTCAGAATCATAGTGGATTTGGCTCATTAATTATAGACACAGCTAATTTAAAAATAGAAAAAGAACAAACCCCAATTTATTTTAATCACTCATCAGATAGTATTATAGGGTTCTCAGAGATTTCAGTAGAAAATAATCAAATAGTTTTGAATGGAATTATATCAAAGAATTTAGACGAAGGTAAAAGAGTTCAAGAATTAAATAAGCTAGGATTTAAGTGGGAGTTATCAGTAGGTATCGCACCAACAGAAATTAGTTATGCTCGTGAAGGAGAAATAATTAATGGTGTAACTCTTACTAAAGATGTAGCTATTTTCCAAAAGAATACATTATTTGAAGTCTCCATTGTAGATATTGGAGCTGATAGAAATACAGAAACTAAATTTTTTTCAAAAGAGCGTGAAGCTATTATTTTAAATGGAGAGGAAACAATGAACACAATCATCACAGAAGAAAACAAAGAACTATTTACTTTTGCTTGCAATGCTTGCAAAGGAACAGTATCTGAGATTGAAACTGAACTTCAAGATAAAGAAATTGCTTTATCTAAACTAAGTTCTGAGGCTTCTGAAAAAGACACTAAAATTGCAGAATTAGAATCAAAAATTGCTGAACTAGAAGCAGAAAAAGAAAATAAAAATATTGCAGATACTTCAGCGTCTATCGTATCTGAACTAAAGGCTAGTCATATCGTTGTAGACTCAAGCGTTATTGAATTACTTCTAAGAAACAATATGGATAAAGAATCTATTGTAGGTAAGTTCTCAGTAAACAAAGAAGTAACTACTGTAAAAAATGACTATCTTACAACTCCAACAGAGCTAAAAAAAGAAGACACTTTAGAATTTAGTTCTGAAGAATTATCAGCTATGTCTGGAGAGGAGCGTGTAGCTTTCATTTCAGAGTTTGCTAAGAAGAAAGGTATTTCTTTCGTCGAAGCTAATAATTTAATTTTTACTTCTAATTAATAGGAGACCCTATGTCTTTAGAGACTAATAAGCAGTCAGGGAACTGGCATGATGTAACTAATGCTAGAACCTTATCTTTTTACGCAACAGAAGATTTAGTACATGGGGACTTAATCTCCTCAGCAGATATTAGTTTTATACCCCCAAAAGGATATACTTATGACTTTTGTGCGGTAAAGCAATCCAATAGCAATCTAGCAAGTTTTCAAGTATTCGAGCCTAATAGAATTAAAATTAAAGCTGGAACAATATTTACAGCTGTTGCTTTTTTAGGGTATGCGTCAAATGAAGATGCTCCTCCAGTAGCTGAAACTACTACGACAATAACTAATACTGTAGCAGGGCATAAGATCGCAGATTACACTAATGAGCTAGGTTCAGTAGTAGGAATCAATGAAACAATTACTGAGCTTAATGTCTTAGTGGCTTCTGGAAATATAATTGCAAATTACACAGATGAAGATGGAGTTACTGTAGATTTACGAGAAACTTCTACAACTTTATCTCAAAATATTGTAGATGGGAAAATCTCATTTACTAATGAAGAAGGCGTTACAACTAACGCAAATATTTTATCACTGGATGTTGGAAATGATTTGTCTATAGGTAGTGATGGTGGGCTTTTATATCAAGATGTTGCTGAAACTACTACGACAATAACTAATACAATTGTAGGCCATAAGATCGCAGATTATACTAATGAATTAGGTTCAGTAGTAGCTATTAACGAAACTACTACAACTTTTTCTCAAAATATTGCAGATGGGAAAATTTCATTTATTAATGAATCTGGGGTAACTGCTGATGCAGTAGTTGTATCAGCGGATGCTGGAAATACATTACTTGTAGGTTCAGATGGCGGTGTATTTTATGACGGTGCTGGAATTGTATCTGGAGCCGCTTGGGACGATGCAACCAATACAATCACTATAAACTTTGTTGATGGAAGTTCAGTAGATGTGCCTATAGTTGATGCAATATCTTCTTTTATTAATCCTACAATATATACCGCTGATGGCACACTCACAAGTAACAGAATCCTTGATGGAGACAGCTGGAATCAAGGAATTGATTTTGGAGAGCTTGCTTATTTTAATGTTTACGCAACAAATTTTTATTCTGAGTCTCAATCTGGAAACACTATTGAAAACGGAGCAACTGGAATTAGCTTGCAATCAATGGCGACTGGTCAAACACTAACTCTACAAGGTGACATTGTGAATCTTGGTGGAGTCACTGACACATACGTTTCTTTTTTAGCTCAGGACGACACTAAGAATAAAATTTTAGTTTTAGACAACTCTGATAAATTATTCTGGAGAGAAGCTTCTTCTTTATTGAATAATATTTATACGAATGACGGAGTATTAACTGGAAACAGAGTGCTGAGTGGTGACGCTTATTCTTATGATTTAAACTTATCTCAAATTTCTTTTTTTGGTGTTGAGGCAAATGAAATCGGTATAGTGTCAAATGGGACTTATGAAAATTTTGCTCAAGACTTTTCTGTCAATGCAAATAATTCCACAACAATTAATTCTCCAATTTTTTCAATAGGAGGAATTTCATCAAGTGCTCAAACAGACATATTGAACTATGACCCGATCACTGGAAACGTAAGCTACATACCGCTTTCAAGCATTGTACCTAATGTTCAAAATGGACTCTCCTTGAGCAGTTCAGATATTGAGCTTGGTGGAATATTGCTACATGACACAACGGTTGACGGTGACGCTAATAGTTTTGATTTAAATTTACTTAATTTAAAAACATTTTCGGCTCTATCGAATGAAACAAATTTTACAAGTATCAATTCTACGACAATCGAGTCAGGAGCAAATTTAAATTTATTAGCTAATGCGAATTTAACTGGAAGTGTTGCTAGAAATACTGACTTAAGAAGTATTCCAGATTGGGATTTAACTTCTGATTTAAGCGGAAGAATGTATTCTGGAAATGACGTTTTAGACTTGTTTGCATTGTTTGGCGGTAATATTAGAGGAACTGGGTTTTTCAACAAAAGAACTTCAAATAATGTTCATCATTATATTTTTGCAGGCGATACGACAGGTACAGGTGGTACAGCCGATGAAATAGTTTTGGGAATAAATGATTTTGGCGGTTCTGGATTTAGTTCTGAACTTGGCTTGGTCAGAGATGACGGATTAGGCAATGCGGAATACAGAGTGTCGGCAGAAACACCGACGGGTTATTATTTTTTCAACGCAGTAACGCAAGGTTCTTTGAGCGAAACATTTGCAAATATTGGATACACCCATCAGCGAACAGCTGACATAAACAATTCAAGATACGAGTATCTTTCAAATAATCACGGATATGGCTTAATTTTTGAAGAGGCGGGCGGTCAATATGCAGAATTAAAAAACGCGGATACGTTAGGCCCCGAAAATTCTTATTTAAGATTATTTAGAACAAGCATTCAAAACAGCGTATCGGACGGCATTTTAAGCAATGGAACAACATTAAGCCTTACGGGGTTTAATATTTTCACATTGCCAACTTATTCAAATGTTGCAGATGAGAAGATTGTAGTTAGAGATACAACTACAGGTGACTTAAAAGATTCTGTGCCTGTCTCAGACATTGAAAAGAAAATGAGCCACTCGGTAACAAGCGGTAACTATGGTGCAAGTGTTAATGAATTAATCATCTACCAAGGCGCAAACTTAGGTGCCCCATTCACTCACACTATGACTCTTCCGAGTGCCTCTAATGGAGACAAGGTAATAATAAAATTACTTTCAAGTGATGAGTTACAAGTAATACCGAGCGGTACAGATTTAATTGACCTAACTTCATCTTATGTGATTGATGGGGTTGGTGCAATTAATCCAAGTATTACTTTTGAATATGATTCAAATTTGAACTCTTGGATAGTAATTTAAAAATAGAGGAAGATTAAAATGAGTTATATAAACAAAACGGAACGACTCTTAACATTAGCACTGACTGCTGTGAGTGGCGATATAGTTCAATGGGACGGGACAAATTGGGTTAATGTAAACTTCCCATTTGATTTAACAGGAGTCACAAACGGAAACATTCTAGTTTTCAATGGCACTGAATTCGTAGCTCAAGCACCGACAGCAGTATCAGCGATAGAAGTAAAAGAGATTTCTTCAAATACGACTTTCATTGCAAGTGATTTCTTGAAAGATATTACAATTATTCACGTTGACTGTAATGCGGGGCAAGTAGCGATTCAACTACCAGACCCATTAACATTTACAACACCAAAAATAATTACAGTTATGAATGCAGATGATGGTGGCGCATTTAGATCAGTAAATATCACACTTGACAACAATGGCTCGGACGGCTCAGATGGTAAATCATATTTTGATATTTTAAATAAACAATTTGACTCGATCACCTACAGTGTTGGTGGTGGAACAATTGGTTATGCGTTTATATATACAGTTATTGCAAGAAAAAATAAAAAAACTGACACTAATCTGTCGCCAGTAATAACAACAAATTTAATTCTACAATACGAAGGAAGCAACACTTACGTTGCTAGAGTTGACAGTACATCTGGAGCGAGAACAGTAACTCTTCCGAGTAATTTTGCAAACGATTTAACTGGCACAAATTTAGATTTTTTCCCAGAAATAATCATAAAAGATGTTGGCTATAACGCATTAGCTAACAACATTACAATAATTCCTACTACAGGAGAAAAAATAGAAAATCAAATTGACGGTAATTTAATTATCGCCCAAAACGGCGGTAGCTATAGGTTGGTTTACGATAAAGCAAATTCTAATTGGATGGTGATTTAACATGATAAATTATAAATTAATTACAGCATCAGGTTCTTTCAAGGTTCCAGCAAATTGCACAATGTTAAAACTTGGCATTAGCGTCGCAACTGGCGGTGGTGGCGGTGGCGGATCCTCAGGCTCATCAAATATCAACGTAGGAAATACTGCGGGATTCGCAGGCGGTTCAGGCGGTGGTGGCGGTGGTGGCCGTGGTGCTCAGTTTTTCGAGCAAACAATTCAAGTCGTACCCAATTCAACACTAACGATTACAATTGGCGCAAAAGGGCTTGGCGGAGTTGGTGGAATTTTCGGTGGCGCTACAGCAACGGCAGGGGGAAACTCTAGCGGTATAGTAATTACCGACGGAACTACTACTTGGCGATTTGGGCAAGGGAATACAGGATTACTTTTTGGGACATTTGGCGGACTCGCTGGAGGTGCAGGTGGAAATGCCACAACTACAGCTAACGGTACAGCCGGCACAGCAGGAGGAGTAGCTCCAAATTTTGCTTTCAATAATCAATACGGGGATAATGCCCCATCAACTGGAGGAGCTGGAAGTGCTACTGGTGCAGGAGTTAATGGCGGTGGACAAGGTGGAAGCATTCCAGACCCTATTGCAGATGGGACGTTGCAGAGAGGGTTCGCAGGACTAGCTGGAACAGCAAGTGGGGCATACGTCGGTGGTCGCTCAGGTGGAGGCGGTGGCTCAGGAGGGATTTCAGGCATTCATAAAAATTACGGTTTTGGAAATATCGGAAGAACGTGGACAACATATTCAGGTAAAGGTGGAGCAAGCCCCAATGCAGGAAATGGGAACAACGCAGGCGCAGGACAGCCAGCGGTAATTGGGGGCAATGCTCCAGCAATTGCTTTACTAAGCGGTTGCGGTGGTGGAGGTGGTTCAGGTGCAAGTAGCGCAGGAGCAGGAACCACTGGGATTGTCGCAGGGGCTAATGGGGGCAATGGTGCCGATGGCTCAGATGGGTTTTTAATTTTAGGCTGGGAGTAAAGATGTACTTACATTTAATGAGAAAAAATAAAGTAGTTCAAGTTTTAGTTATAGAGAATGAAGAGTTTTTAAAAGAAAATGAAGAGTTTTTAATGAAAGAATTTGAAGCAGATTCTTTTTTAATAGAGAAAGAACAAGCGTGTGATTTAGAAGACAATTTTATTGAAGAAAAAAAGTCATTCAATAAATCTAAAAATAGATATGCGGAAGAGCTTAAAGAAAAAATTGACCATGAAATAATTTTAGATCAAGAAAAAGCCAAAGAGTCTAAGGAGAAAAAATAATGCCATTGCTAAAACTAAACACGTCAGCAGTTCAAATTTTATCAGTTCAAGTAACTGATTTTTACATGAATATAGCTACAATATAGAAGGGAGGGTGTATGGGGTTTTCTCAAGTAATTACTGTAATTAATTTAGCAGAAAATGGGAAAGATTATTCAAAGATTTATTCTACACTATCAGAAAATGAAAAGAAATTTGTAGATAGTAGAATTAATAAGTCAAAAGATAAAGTAAAGGATGTAAAAAATGTCAAATAGAATACTGACTCCTTTTGAAGTTGATTCAGATAATGACAACGTAGTAGAGCTTGAAGTAAAGGCTGATAAGGAGCTTTATTTAAAAAACTCTCAAGTTCAAGCTAACACTGCGGCGGTTGATTCGGTATTGTCCCTATCTAACGCTAGTACGGGTAAATTGCAATATAGGGGAATAAACGAGTCATACGTTTATAAATCTGCACTTGCCCCGATGACCCCTAAACCTTACGAGTTATGGTTTAATACAAGTGATAACTCTTTGAATTTTTGGGACGGCTTAGCGTGGGTAAACATATCGGCCAATTCTGCAAGTAATAAAGCTTATGTTGAGGCTACAATAAACCCAGCAGGTCAGTCACTTGCTCCAATTGGCTCAAGTATCAAAATAAATTGGAATAATATAATTAGCGATGTTCAATCATGCTTTGACCCGTTTACCGATGAGTTCGTAGCGCCCAGAAATGGAAAATATTTGGTACTAGCAATGCTTAGAACTGAGCAAACTTCAAATGGGATTGGCAATCTTTCAGCTTTTTCCCAGATTTGGAAAAATGGTTCAAGTTATCTTGAATCAGGAGCATTCTCTCAGTACTCAGGGTCAACAGGTTTGCTACTTGGCGCAAGGTTGGTCTCGAGTACAGTTATTGAATTATTAGCTAGCGATAAAATAGACTTTAGGGTTTTTTTGCCTGCTTATTGGACAATACCAGCTACGATAAGTGGAATAAGCACTTTACATAGGCTAACAATAATCGAATTGTAAAAGGATTTTATGAAAGAATTAAATTTAATAATTAAAAAAGAAAAAAAATTCCATTCAGAGTATTTTTTTCAATACGAAAAAGATGAAGAAAAAGAAGAATACTTAAAAAAAATAAATGAATACGCAAAAAAAATTGAACATGAAATCGAAATAGTGTCAGACAGTGAAATTGAGCTAATCAAAAGTGAAGAGGAAAAATCGCTAGAGAGAGGCAATAAGATAAAGTCATTGAAAGAAATTAACCTATCCGAAATAACAAAAATATCAGACTTAAAAGAAATTGTTAAAGAATTGATTGAATTGTTATAAAGGAATTATATGCAGAAGTTAATTGCTCAAATACTTTTGGGGGTAGGTATCTCAATAGTTACAGCAAGTATCATGGCTTCTGCTAATTCCATAGTCCAAGTAAGAGTTCAAGAAGAGCGTATTGAGCAAATGCAAAGATCGCATGAGAGAGAGCTTAAGATAATCTCAGATAATATTTCAGACATTAAATCGGATTTAAAAATACTCATTCAGGAAAGACGGAACCGTTAAAATCGTATTTGGGCCAGTCATGTTAGACTTCTATTAGGAGGACTAATATATGGCAACAGATTACAAATACGGTCGCACTTACAAGCTAGATGCAGACCTAAAAAGATACGGTTTCGTAAAACTTAATTCAGCGGTCGCTGGTGAGGTTGAGGTGGTAGTAGCAGCTCCAGCATCAACTGATCTAGTATTTCCAGCAGAATTCGGTTGCAGTGGCGTAGCAGGACAAAACATTACAATTCAACTTTTTGGTATCGCTAAGGGTATTGCGGCGGAAGCTATTGCTCAAGGCGCACAAATTACTTCAGATGCTGATGGTAAAGTTGTTGAGGGTGTAGATGCAGTTAAGAAGATTGCATTGTATGCAGCGGCAGTAGGCGAAGACGTAGAATTTTTTATTTATTAATTTAACTTAAGGAGAGTAACATGAGTTCAAAATACCCTAGTGATGCAATTTTACAAGAAAATATGCTATTGAAGTTTAGACAAGATAGCGCACAAAGATATGTATATAAAGAAATCTTTCCAGATATGCGAGTTAATGCTTGTCATTTCTTCTGGTATGATATGATTCATCAAGATGTTCTTGATGTAAACGGTAACCCAACAGGTGCAAAACAAATTGAGCACAGAGATTTAATTTCCGCTAAAGATACAGCAGTAGCTTGTTACTCTAACATTAGAGAAACAGAAGAATCTAGCTGGACTAAAGCGTATGCTGATCTTGAGTTCTTTGCTGAGCAAATCCCTCTTACAGAGTGTTGTATTTCAAGCTGTGAGCCGCTTCCGACTAACATTGACACATTCAAGCTAGAGTTTATCTATGCTAGAACTGAAAATACATTGAACGAGAGAGCTATTGCTCTAGCATTTGACCCAGCTATTTTCAATCCAGCATTACTTCCAACATGGGCAGCGGTAAATACTTCAATGCTTATTAACTCACCACAAGGTGCGGTAATTGATGGTCTAGCATTCCTTGATGACCTTCTTGCGGATATTCCCGGAAAATTTCTTTTGCTTAATATGAATTGCTATACTACTGGAGCTAGAAATAAACTGATCATCGATCAAATTGGTGCGTTTAAACTTCAAAGACATCCAAGCGTTATCAATGCACTTCAAGCAGGATGCGTAATTCCAGGAACAGCGACTATTGACCAAGTAGCTCAAGTTTTAGGTTTTGAGAAAATCGTTGTTGTGTCTAGTGTAACTAACTCAGCAATCATCGGACAGCCTGCTAACTTACAGTGGATGGTTCAAAAGAAAATGCTTCTTGTAGCTACTAAAGGAAGACTTGCTCAAACAGAAAAGCAAGTAAACTTTGGTTTCACTGCGTACAAGACTGGATATAAAGCTAAGATTTTAACTATTGAAGAAAAAGTTAATGTTGGTAGCGACAATCCGTTCGGTGTTGATTACTTCGCTCTTTACCATGACTACTCACCTAAAGTTCAAATGGTAGAGGCAGGTACTCTAATCACTAATACTTACGCATAAAAACTAATAAAGGGTGGTTTATGGTTTTGATGAAAATGTTAAAAACAAAAAATATTCCGAGTAAGGGCTTAGGCTCTTACTCGATAAAGCTACAGGATACAATCTATCCTGTAAGTCTTTCAGACATTCGGCTAGGTAAATTAGTTGAAGGAGAAGACTTTATTTTACTTAATGCTGAGCCAACAAATTTTGAGGAACTAGAGAAGATTACTAGCTTAGCCTCATCTGTGATTGGTTCTGAAAATAGTATTTACGATAGCGTAAAAACTAGACAAAGAAAAAATGATACTAAGAGATCAAAGAGAGTAAATATTTAATGTTAATGTTTGCCTACTTCACAGATATGCTCGCAAGGTATGGAGAGAAAAGACTTCAAGAGCTTGGAGCGACTAGAGTCATTGACCCTCTAACAGGCATGGAAATAAATGACTACACTAACTATCAAGCTAATGTAGAAATGTATTTACAAGATGCTTTTGCGATAGTCCTACAAAAACTAAATAATTGTTTTTGTGGAGATGAATTTCTTGATGCGCTTGTAGATGGGGAAGTATTTCCTCTACTAAGAATGAAGCAGATGAGTATTGCAATAGATATGATGGAGCAAAAAGGCGATTGTAAGGATTGCGGTTGTGCTCAAGTAGAAGACCTATGTGACTATTCCTCGATATGCTCTTTGACTAATGTCTGTATAACTAAGTGTCCAAGGATATCTGTAGGCGATAGAAAATCTTGTCTACCTAAAGAATGTGAATCAAGTTGTGAAGATACTTGTGGAGGTTGCTGTGTTTGAGTATAAGTATATTTCAGACATAGTTCTATACTTACTTCAAGACCCTACAGTAATGCAGCACTTTACTAAGAGTACGATACTATCTCTAGCAGATATTGAATCCCTTGAGACAGCTTTAAAAGGTGTTGGAGAAGCTAATAAATTACTATTAGTAATCCCTTTAAATACTAAATTTAATTACTCAGGATCAGTTTCTGATTGCGCTAAAAAAATAGGTAATTTCTATATTGCAGTATTTACTCCGTGTATAAAGGATACCGTAGTTGTTGAGCGTAGCGCATTAGGTGAGTTAGAAATCAAAGGTAACTTCTGGGAGGCATCTACTCTTAGAGGATTAGTATTAGATAAAGTTTCAAGTATGCAATGTAGCTTATCATTTGATGAGCGCGGCCCATACTCTAACATTAGAATCCTTGAATTAGATACAATTAGAAAAGAAAAAATTGAAGACTGTAATACATCTTGGCTCATTGCAGGGGCAAGACTTGAAGTAACCATAGACGAATAAAGGAGAAAATATGAGTTGTTCTGTAGACCAATTATGTTGTGCAAGTATCGTAGGTGAGCCATTCATTCAGCAAGTAAACGGCTGTGATGTTGATGGGAACCCTATTAAAGTAGGTGTGCCAATTTCGCTATCAAACGCTACTATGAATTTTCAGATTGAAACTTCTGAGAAATCTGTAAAGAACTACAAAAGCACCAAAGGTGGTAACTTTTGCTCTTTCACGGACATCACTAAAGTATCAGTAACTATCGGAGCAAAATGCTTAAAAGACGTTGTTCTTCAACTAGCTTTAGCATCTAATTCTGAAGAGATTACTTTACCAGTAACTGGAGAAATTCATTTACTAGCTAGTGCAGGCGACTTACTAAACTCAAGAGTATTTCTTGATAACCTAGTAGACATCAGTGTAGCTGCTACTGTAGATAACATTACTCAATCAGTTACTCTAGTGGCCGGTACAGATTACGTTTTGACTAAGACTGGAATTAAAATCATCAGCCTGACAAACGTAGCTCCTGGAGATCAATTAGAATTTGATTATACCCCAATGGCTTCTACTAAGCACAATATCGGTGAAGATATTACTAAAGAATTTGAAGTAGTTCTTGATGGGGTTGATAAGATTAGCAAGAAGAAAATCTATGTAAAAATTTACAGAGCAAAACTTGCAGCTAATGGGCTTAACCTAGTATCTGATGATGACTTCTTATCTGTTGAACTAACAGGTGAAGCTTATGCTGGACGTTGTTGTGATGCTGAGGAAGACCTAGTATCTAGCTTAGATGACTACGGTATCTTTGTTTACGAGGATTAATAATGAGTTGTGAAATAGATGTTTGCAGATTTTTGAGAGGAAGTGCCCACTTAAAGGAATTGAGTGGCTCTTGCTCTACATCAAGCTGCGAGCAACCTAGTTCTATACTATCTTGGTTAGGGGGCAACTGCCCCTCAACTAATAAAGCGACGGATATTGGAAGAAACATAGGTAACGTAGAAGTTCTTGACATATTTGTAGAGGCTGAAAGAAAAGGCCAGAGCATCTATGACTCTATCTTCGACACACCTTGTTGCAGTACAGTAATAATAAATGAAATAAAAATAAACCTCACACTGACATCTTCAAGTAGAGAAAATTTATTATTTGCTACTTATGGAAGTTCAAGTAAAACTATGGTTAGTGGTGCTGAGGAAATAAATCAATATGTTTGTAACGGGGTTAGCTGCGGACAATATTTTCAAATGCCAGGCCCTATTGATACGACAACACTTACAGTATCAATATTTAATGCCCTAGGAGATGAAACAATACTACAGCCAAAAGAATATTCGGTACTCTATGCCGATACTATTAAATTAAAAAATGAATATTCAGATATAGTTAGAATTAAATTTAATTTTGACTATCTATCAACAACTATAACGACAATTAATCACGTCAATCAAGAAGCAAAGTATCACAGCCTTACTTTTAAAGGATTAAATAAAGTTGGAGGTTGTTCAGGAGAAGGTCAAAGACATACTATAGAAATTCCTAAAGTAATGTTTCTTCCTTCACCAGTTCAGAATATCCAGAATATTGGAGATTTCTATAAGATTCAATTATCAGGATTTATTTACAAGTTTCAAGATGGGAACGGATTAGACTCATATTATAAAACAGTAATCTACTAACAGGGGGTGTAATGTGGATAACGAATTTAAGTTTATTTTTAGCGAGGCGAAAGACATAAAGCTAGGTGAGGAAGTTGTGCAAATTAAATTTGCAACACTTAACTCCCTAATGCTCTTAATGAAGGTTGCCAAAGAAGTTGAAGGATTCCTAGGAATTGTTGATGCGCTATTTTCAGGAGCTATTGAAACTACTGAGGATATGGCAATTGTTACATCAAGACTAGTTGATGCGTTAGCTAAAGAAGAAGTTATGGATAACTACATTAGATTTTTATCAACTACTACTAGCTTATCAATAGAAAAATTAAAAGCCCTACCTTTCGTAGCTATAGTATTTATTTCTAAAGCTGTATTTAAGGAGAACTGGGATTTTTTGGAAGGAAACCTACTCAAAAAAGCGGAGAAAGCTCAGGAGTAGGTTATGTGATATCTTCTCTAGTTGCTGATGGGCACAGAGAGAAGGAAATAATTGAGGAATACTCAATTGGAAAACTTGAGATGTATATGAAACATACATCAGCAAGAAGGCTGGAGAAAATAAGATCAGATATTATATCTGCATTTTACGGGTCTCGTGTTGAAGGAAAAGATGTTCAGAACTACCTAAGAGAACTGGACATGAATAGTAAAGAAATTCTTTTGGAGGAATAAAATGAGTACAACAGATAGTAATGGAATTGTTAGAGGATTAGGTTCGGATTGTGATGCAGTACAGGACTTGATTAATTTAAATAAAGACCTTTTGATCTTAAGTAACCTTATTGATGGATTAGGAGTTGAAGGACAAGTCGGGGCTGTGCCTACGGGAGTAGCTCCGAACGGAACAGCTTATTATAACACAGCAGATAAAAAAATATATGTTTATAAAGATGGGGTATGGATAGGCTTCACACCCACCCTTGGAATGCCTGTCTATGACCAATCAAACGGGGTTAGCTATGTTTACACAAGTAGTGGACTTACTAGCCCCGTCTTGCCTAACTTGACACTCGCTTCTGTAATCATGGAAGACGCTTCACAAACTGTTCGTTGGAGATGGAGGGTTGATGAGACAACTAAGAATTTCATCGTGGAATTTGAGGCAGTATATGGCTCGGACGTTTGGGTTCAGAAGGCTTATTATACCTCATAGTCTTGAAGTAGCGGAAGAGAATCTTTGTGGATTTTGGGAAGATGCAGAGGAGTCTGGTGAGATATGGCTGATTTAAATTTACAGGTAAAATTAAAAGGTGTCGATGAGGGGTTGCAGAAAACCCTTCTCGGGTTAGAGACATCTCTAAAAAACATATCAGAAATTACTAAAGGTATTGATTTTTCTTCAATAGCTAAAATAGTAAAGTCTCAGACAAGCTCAATAACTTCATCTGTCCAGCAAGCAAGTAGTGGCATAAGTAAACTAGATAGCCAACTTGCAAAACTTGAAGCTAAAACAATAACACTGAACCCTAAAAATGGTCAGCAGTTATTTGAAAAGGCGGTAGACAAATTTACCTCCCCAAAAAATATTATAGGTCAAACATACGGGGACTCAGTAGTTAAGGGGTTAGGCATACTAATCCAGGCTGATAAAGCCGCTACTAATGAGATGATAAAGAATGATGAAAAGAGAACTGCTGAGGAAAAAAAACTAGATGCAGAAGTAACTAAGTTCTTTATAGACGAAAATAATAAAAAACTAGCTAGCTACAAAAAATTCCTAACAGAAGCTAAGTCATTTGCAGAGAAAGAGGCTAAAGATAATTTTAAAATAAAGCAAGAAGAGACTAAGAAAATATCAGACTTAATACTTAGCTCTAATAAAAGTGTAGCGGCACAGGTTCAGAGACTAGGGAATAGCAATAACTTATTTACTAAGGGAGGTAACTCAACACTTTCGGAAATGAGTCAGTTCTATACTAAGCAAGCTAAGGAAGCTGAAAAAGCAACTAGATTAGCAGTAAAGTCAAATGGACTATTTAAAGGATTTAAAGAAGGATTAACTTCCGGACTTCTCGGAAGAGGGTTTGTTAGCGGTGCAGGATTTGCCGCAGGATTAGCTTCTATTAGAGCTGTTGTAGGAGCTATCGGAGCTGCTAAAGATGAACTAGTAAGAGCAGAGCAAGCTTCAAGACTATTTGAAAGAAGTCTAAGAGAAATAAAATCACTAGGTACAATAGTAGACGATAAGCAACTAAATGAAATAGGGAATAAGCTAAAAGATTTATCAATAGCGTATGGTACTGATTTAAAGAGTCAAACAGAAGGGTTTTATACTACGGTATCTAACGGTGTGAGGGATACTTCTGAGGCTATGGCTGTACTAAATGCAGCTAACACATTAGCACTATCTGGTCTAGGAGACGTAAATAAATCAGTAACCTTACTAACAGATACTATGAACGTATTTGGTAAAGGGAATATCACAGCAGCCGAAGCAGCCGACTTAGCATTTAATGCGGTAAACTTTGGTAAAATTCGTGTAGATGAATTGACTTCCTCAATGGGTAAAATACTGCCTCTAGGAAATATTCTAGGGTTAAGTTTTAAAGAAATGGCTGCATCTTTAGCTGTACTCACCACTCAGGGATTATCTGCTAGAGAAAGAGTAATTCAATTACAAGGGGTTTTTAATCAATTAATTAAAAATCAAGATAAGCTACCAAAAGGCCTTGAACTATCTACAATAGCCACTAAAGGTTGGGTTAATTGGTTAAGGGAGTTAGAGAAGGCTACTAAAGGAAATGTTGGAGAACTAGCCAGCTTCTTTACAAATATCAGAGCACTCCAAGGAGCTATAGGATTAACTGGTGGCTCAACGGATAAACTAGCAAAAACTATGGCTGAGTTTGAGAAAAACTCTAATGCTGCACAAGTAGCTTCTGAGGAACTCAGAAAATCTATGCAGTTTCAGAGCGACGCAATTACTTCTCAGTACGAAGTATCTATTATTTCTTACGGTAAAACATTTAGTGGAGTATTTTTAACTCTTAAAAAACTAGCTGTAGATTTCTTCACTTACTTCCTATCCCAAAATGAAAAATTAAGTATATTTAAAGCTGGAGCCAAGAGCCAGACAGAGGCTAATTTACAGAAAGAACTTTCTGGAGAATTAAAAAGACTTAAAGAATTGCAGGCGGCATCCGATGCCTCAGCTTTTAGAACAGGAATAGTAGATCAAAATTCAGAAGAGCTAAATCTACAAAGAAAAAAAGTAAATATATTAAAAGAGCAGATAGCTTTAAGAGCTTTTGAGTTACGGGGGACTACAGAAACAGCATCAGCTTTTATTAAACAAGCTACAAGTATAGATCAAGTTGAGGCAGCTACGGCTAAACTTAGAGAGACTTCTGAACTAGCTGCACTAGAGCAAGGTAAGTTAGCTCTTCAAGGGAAGTTAGAGGTAAGAGAAGGAAATATTTTCTTATCTAAAGTAGAGAAAGAAGCAGTCCTAAGAAACATAGATGAAATAGATAAAAGGATACAGGCATTAAAAGCTCCTAAAGGCTCTAGGTTAGGGATTACTGATGGAGATAGCGTATCCACAGGAACTGGAAGCGGAGTAAGTAAATCCGCTAAATCCGCCGCTGAAACTTACATAGATACACTACAAAAAGAACTAGGTAAGCAAGCAAAAAATATCAACTTAGATAAAGTTAATAGCCTACTTTTAGATAAGTTACAGATAAGGTCAAACAACAATCTCCCAGTAAAAGATATTTCTCAAATAATTTCATCGATTAAAGGCGCATTAGACGCTGGCTTAGTGTCTCCTTCACTAGAAGGACAAGCTACTTATTTAGAAAAATTAATAGGGGCTGATAAGATAGCTAAAGATGCAATCACTCAAAAAGCTAAGGACATCAAGCAACAAGTTACAGATGTATTTTCTGTGTTACCTTCTCAATATGATGCAACTAAAGGTAATGCTTTAATTGATACTATTATTGACGATACTTCAATAGAAAATAAAGTAGCGTTACTGACTAAAATAGATAACCTTCTTTTTAGAATAAGGGGTGAGTCATCCGAATTAGGGCTAAAGAAAATAGCTCAAGGAGCCAACCAAGGACTAAATAAAATAGCAGAAGAGCTTCCCGACTCGGTAGCTAAAAAAGAAGAGGCTGCAGAAGCTAGGCGAGTAAAGCAGATGGAGACTCTTAGGAATCTTACCGAAGGAGTAACTGATGCTTTCTTTAGAGCAGCCGATGCCTCAGAAAGTTTTGGCACAGCTCTAACCAAAAATTTACAGCAAGTAGCTAAACAAATTGTAGAAACATATATTAAAACATTGATACTGAATTCTGTACTCGGAGCTTTCTCAAAAGAACCTAAAACAACCAATGGGGCAACCTTCGACATACCTACTAGCTCAGGCTCACTACTCACTAGATCACTTACAGGAAGCAACGCAACTGGAGGAGAGGTTCACGGATTAGGCTCAGGAACGTCTGATTCTAACATTGTAGCACTATCAAGCGGAGAGGCAGTATTAACAGCAAGGTCTACTAAAGCATTAAAAAAGACTTTAGGTGGTGACATCATTAAAAAACTTAACCGCTTAGGCGGTGGAGACTTCGGTGCAGTTAGCATACTAAGTTCTATAGCTAATCTTGGAGCTAATCTCGACGGACTAGGACACTATGCTTCTGGAGGTGAGGTAGCTAATAGTTCATTCCCGTCTGCGACACAAACAGCAGGAGTTAAAATTATTAACAATACTTCAACACCTATTCAGCAAGACAACGTCATAACTAAGCGCACTCTTGAAGGACTTGTTACTGAGATTATTATTAGTGACCAAAGAAGTAATGGCTCAATAAATAAGAGCATGAAGTCCTCCTACGGATTATCTCAAAGAGGAGTATTTTAAATGACTAAATTTCCGCATGAAATAGCGACGGTGCTCGCAAGTGACTACTCAGAGGAGAGAAAATCTTCTCTAGTTAAAGTAAGATTTGAAAAGGGGTTATCGCAGCAGAGACCTAAAAATATTCGTCCTGAGTACGAAGTTCGTTGCCGTATCCATATATGTAGTAGAGAAGATTATCTATTATTTCTCGATTGGTATAACTGCGAACTTAATTCAGGAGCTGACTTCTTTCTATTCTTATGCCCTGTTAGAAAAGCTTGGCGTAGAATGAGATTTAAGGATATTGATCTAGCTTTTAATCTTGGGGTAAAGCAAGGCGGTATGTATGCTGAGGCTAACTTATTCATGGAGACGTACGGAGATATTTCAGAGTGCTCCACTTGTAATTAGTTTTTAGTTTTAAAAGAATAAAGTATAAGGTAAACTAAAATATGAGCATAAACTATTCTCAGAAGTTAAGAGTAAATTACGCTAGACTCAGTGCTGATGAGCCTGTATTAATACTTGTAGAAATCCGTAACCCGTACTTACTTGAGCCAATTTACTTAGTACAAGACTCTACAGACATAGTTTCAAATGGGAATACATACCTAGCCGTACCGATGGCTTTTCAAACAATATATGACGAATATGACCGTACACCAGAAGCTACAATTAGAATAAGTAATATTGGAAGAACTCTAATGAGATTTATCGAACAATCTAATGGTGGGTTGAATTCGATAATTGATATCAAGCAAATAAGAAGATGTGAGCCTGATTTAGTTGAGCGAAGTATAAGCTTAGAGGCGATTGATCTCACAGCAGATATTCGCTACATAACGATTAAGCTTGCAATTCATCAGTTATTCCTAAAGAAGTTTGTTCGCATAGCTTACACAGCAGAAAACTATCCAGGACTATTCTAATGGTAGCTCATTGGAGTGATAAATATTTAGGTAAGTCATTTGAAAATTGTTCCCAGTTTGTTGAGGTAGTCCTAAGGGAAATATTTGGAAGAAACTTCTCATTTCTTGAAGGAACTTCTGATGAGAAAGAAAATAGTAATCGCATACAAAAAGAGTTATTTAAGTTTTGCCTAGTTGAAGAACGTCAAGTATTCTCAGAGGGTGACTTAGTGTTAATGAGTTTAACTGAGAGAGGCTGTCATATAGGGTTGTATATTGAAATGAATAACGAATCATACGTGCTTCATTATATGCCTAATCAGGGGTTATTTCGTCATAAATTAAGACATATAAAATTAGTTGGATATTATATTGAGGGGATTTACTCATGGATTTAATTGAGAGTGTAGTAGAGGTTTCCTATAATGACGGATTTGCTCCAGTAGTAAAAAAGAGCATGGACGCACCATTATTTTTCTATGAAATTGAGCAGGCATTTAGTATCAATACTGATTCACTATGTGTCATGGTAAATGATATAGTGCTAGAAGAATGTAATGAAAATACTACATTCGTATCTGGAGACAAGGTTCAAGTATTCAGAATACTTAATGGCGGGGCTAGAACTAAGAAAACTTTAGGAACTATTGTACAAATTGCTTCCGCTGTTGCAGCCATAGCCTTAAGTGCCATATCAGCAGGGTCAGCAACTCCAGGAGTGTATGCTGCATATTCGGCAGCAGTATCTATTACAGGAACAATCCTATCAACATACTTATTAAGACGTGCGGCTAAGCTTGCTCAAGGTCAAGAAGGGCAGATTGAAACTAATATTTTCTCAGTAGTTTCAGCAAGGAACCAAGCAAGACAATTAGAATATTTACCTCTTCCAGTAGGTGAGGTGCGATTTAGTCCTGACTATACCGCTACACCCTATTCTAAATACCTATACGGCATAAACGGTACTTTATTTTATGCTGGAGTAACTCCGCCAGCTTCGAGATTCAGCACATTTCTCTACCCTTCAAATTTTACACGTGCTAGAATAATCATAGCAGACCCTCCGAGTGTAATTCCTAGTGGAGTAGTCTATAATCAAGGATTAGAGGCTATTTTTTCTGGAACTAATGTTAATATAACCGGAGTATCTGGCTCCCTTTTAAGCTCTACTAACCGACGTGAAGTATTCGTGCATAACTTTTTTAGGGACGCTGTAGGTGCTGGAGTAGATGCCAATATACTCTTAATCAATAGGTGGACAGGCCCACTAGGGGTAGTTACTAATAAAAATATCATAATAGTAGTAACTGGCTCTATATTTACAACATTCACACTGAGCACATTGAAGACTAGCTGTAAAATATATGCCCCAAGTAATCTAACTCCGTTAGAGTTAGCTCACCTGCAGTCAAATTTTCCTTCGGCAGTATTTCAAACATGGAACACTGGTGGAAATATTAGCTCAACTAACGTGGCCTATTGGAACTATAAAACTAACGCAATGAGTCAAACATACCCTATACTGTATGTTAGTGATACACAAGACGACCACACCGTAGCGGGACAGACCCTCATAGGTAGACCTCTAGGTTATTGGGCGGTTACTAATCCTCCGTATAGCACAGTTGTAGGTTTTGGCAAATCCCTTGTCGCCAATTTAGGTTCAGTGTACGGCTCTTTTTCTGAGGAAAATGGTAATGGTGTACTGTACGCTCAACCCTATGGCCCTATTAATGGTGCGACAGTGATACAGAATGCCCCTACTTTTCAGAACAATGTCGCCGCATACACCGCAGTAACTCCTAGACAAATGCTCATACACTCTTTCTGTTTTGGACTAGGGGATTTATTTATAGATGACCGCCGCCTAGAAAATACACCACTACTTCAACTATCAAATACATATTATAGCCAGACAGCTAAAGGCTTTTTATTCGATGAAGGTTGGTCAATTAATGCCATAATAATTCCTGAAACAGGTGAATTTCATGCACCTTCGGAAAGTGTTAAAGTATTTGAGGGAGGGGAACTACTGTCATCAGATAACATAGCATATCCTGATAATGCTATCATTAGGGACTTGCCTGAAGATACAACTAGAGTAGAAGTAGATATTGAAGGACAGCTATTAAAGTCTGATGGTTCAGGATATGTTGATTTAATATCAACTATTGCTTGCTATGTTGAAGACAAAACTACTAATGCTAGAATATATTTATCATTCTACAATGATGGCGGTTTATTTCCTCCATTAACTGATAACTTTACACTCATTGGAAACAATAAGCAGCAGATCAGAGTAACTATCAGTAGTTATTTGTCAGGAGTATTTTTATTTCCTAATCATCGTATTGTAGTATATAAGATGACTCCAGACCCTACGGATACTGAATCAGTAGAAAGGCTATCTGTAACTAATATAAAAGCATTTAGACAAGTAACTTATGCACCTAACCCTTTTGATTGGGTTAAACATTATGCGGAAAATCGTGAAGGACTTCTAATAATGTCCACAAACAAGTCTGAGCCTGCTCGCACATATAATGCTAGAGTTCGTGCTAAAATTTGGAAGTATAATCCACTAGCAGATGACTACACTTGGGACTTTAGCAGCAACCCTGCTGATGTTTTTCTAACTATGGCTTTAGGTTATTTTGCTACTGGGCTTAACCACACTGGAGCAACATTCCCAACAGCTCCTACTTTAGGGTTCACTACCGGCCCTCAGGCTTCATCAGTTTACCGTATCGCAGGATTAGGATATGATTTAGATAAGATTGATCTAGTATCAATTAAGAGATGGTGGGTTTTTTGTAACGATAAAAGCTTAAATTTTAATCATGTATTCCTAGGTGAAGAAACAGGTATGAGTGCTCTATCATTAATCGCTGCACGAGGAAGAGGCTCAGTAGATTTTTATCGTACAGGCAAGCTTGGAGTAATTTGGGAAGAAGAAACTCCAGTAGAATTTGTTTTTGGTATGTCTAATATTGAATTAGACTCATTCAATATCCAATATGCTTTAGGTCAATTACCTTATAAAATTAAAGGAACTTTTCAGAATAAAGAAAAAGACTACGAAGCAGACTTTGTGGAGTTCCAAGTACCTTATGCTGAGACGGATAGCTTAAATATTCTTGAAGTTCCGCTAATAGGTATCACAAGTAAAGACGAGGCTGAAAGAGAGATTAAAATAGCGTGTTATCGCACTTGGTATAATCGTAAGACTTACACTTTTACAACAGGGCAAGAAGGTGCTCAGTTAAGTCGAGGAACACGTATATATGTCAGCCACGACATACTTAATCACTTATACACGGATAGAGTTCATTGCTTCACTATAAATGAAGACACTAACGAAGTTCTAACAGTATCTATTGACATGATGGCTGAAATGCCTGCGCCGATAAATACCCTACAAAGAGCTATCGTTAGATATGTTGATAATACCATAGAGACTTTTGAGGTGTCCGTTGACGATAATGGTTTAGTATCATTTATCGGGGCACTAAAACCTAATGCCACATTATTTCCTCATTATATGAATGATAATGGGCAAGAAAATCCTTTATCAATCGCTACCGGAACAGTACAAGAAGATGTAATAATTCATCTTGGGCAAATAGGTAATTTAGGACAACTAGCAAAAATTATTGAAGTACAACCTCAAGACGACCGCACGGATGATGGACAGGCTACAGCGTTCACTATTAGAGCAATACCTGATGACCCAATACTATACAGTGCTGAGTACGACTATACCCCATTTCCTCTACCGATGGCAGACTCTTACGAATTAATTACTAGTAGGATTGAAAATGTAGAAACTACTCAAAATGGCGAGATAGTTACTTTCTGGGTTGATGGATTAAACTGTACAGGATTTAGAGTGGAGACTCAATCAGGTATTCCACTATTACTTAACGGAGGTTCTCAGTCAGTAGCTTCAACTAATTTTTATATTGAAATGTTGCCTGGAACTTATGATCTAAGAATAATACCGTATGTTACAGGAATTATTTATCAGTCTATTCCTTATGAGTTTACTTTGGAGGTTGTGTGATTATTGAATTCAAAAGAGGTGTAAATAAAAAATTATCAAATAACTTCACTACTAAAGAATTTGAGTGTCAATGTGGCAAATGTGAGATTCAGAAGGTCGACAGTGACCTACTAAATAGGCTAGAAAAAGTCCGTATCGCTTTAGGGTCACCTATTAAAATAATGTCTGGGTATAGATGTAGAGAACATAATACTAAGGTCGGAGGAGCACCTAAGTCCATGCACGTCTTCGGGAGAGCTGCGGATATTCAAGCAGTAGATATGCTTAGACTTATGATGTTAGTTAGAACTATGTTTACGGCTATTGGCGATGGGCGCAACAAGGGTTTTATTCATGTGGATACGAGGCAAGTAAACGCAAAATGGAGCTATTAGTATGGCAGTATCAATAACAACTAATATATACAGAATAATCCAGACCTCTAAAATAATAAGAAGAGATGCTCTTTCAGGAAAGGGCTTCGGGTATCGCCCTTATAGCAGTATTTGGGAATTATTGTCTAAATACGCAAAAGAAAATTTTGATAGACAGCAAAGCCCTGATGGAGTCGCTTGGAAGCCTATGTCGGATACTACTAAAGACATAAGAGAGGAAAAGGGATTTGCTCGTGAGCCATTACTTCAAAGAAGCGGTAGCTTACTAAAGTCTCTTCTTGAGCCTAAGAGAGGAGATGATTTTGATTTTATTAATAAAACTATAACTATGGGTTCAAAACTGCCGTATGCCTTATGGCAACAAGAAGGAGTTGGAAATATCGAAGCAAGACCTTACTTAGGACTTAGTGATAGACAAATTCAAGAGCTTGAGAATACGGTAGCTAAATCCATAGATTATGTACTAGACCAATTTTTCCATTAACCAAGGAGAGGAAAATGAATGAATTACTGAACAATGCACTTGTACTTTTCGCTGACAATCAAGGATTAGTAGTGTTTCTTGCTGGACTAATTGCGCACTTAATTGACTATGCTCTTTTAAGAATCAAAAATGAGAAAGTAAATCACTTATTTGATGTGTTTTTACTTTTTGCAGATAAGGTACTTGAAGCTCTAAAAGGAAGAAAGTAATGAACTCCCTCATCATTTTACTAAGACTTTTTGCTGAAATGCTGAGGGATACTATTAATCTTTATCGGCGAGAAAAATCAAATAAAACTATTGAAGAGGGGTTCGATGAAAAAGATAGCGATAAGCTTAATAATAGCCTTTAGCGTGTTAGGTTGCACATCAATAGGCAACCCTAATGCACCTAAACCTAAGATTAAATGGGTATTCATTGAGAATTATGCTTGTCTTGATAAGGCTGGATTTAAGGATTTAAGAGATTATATTTTCTTGATTCAAGGGAAGTAGAGTATTAGGGAAAAATTAAATAAGGAATAAAAAACAAAACCCTAATACTCTACTATCTAAAAAGACGAAGTATGCTCGGGTTTGACCCCAAATATAAACTCCCTCTAATAATTTAAACTAACTATTTCTTTTTAGCAATAGTTTTCTTTGCAACTACTTTTTTAGTTGTAGCTTTCTTCGCTACTACTTTTTTAGCTACAGTTTTAGTTACTTTCTTAGTAGCTTTTTTAGCTACAGCTTTAGCAGCTTTAATTTCAGCAACTTTTTTCATGTTCGGTTTCTTTTCCATTTCATACTCCTCTGTTTTTGTTGGTTTATATTTGTTGTACCACTTTAGTACAAGATATTTTACATAGCCAATTAAGCTTTTAAACTCCCCTATAACAGCATGTCTTAAGAACCCTCTAGTATTCAGAAATGTGTATGGGTGTGTATCTCTATTATAAAATATAGGGAATCTATTTCCTTTCTCAAATGAGCAGTGATGTACATATACTCTAGCTATAGCGCATTGAGCAAATACTATGATCTCCCTTAGGCCTACAAAAGGAAGTAATAGCATACTCACAAATAAGTTCCATACTACTTCCGAATAATTTCTATAATATATCCTAGTTTTTAGTTGTCCATCTTGCATTTTATCTCCAATCTTAGTTTATCTGCTTCTAATTCAATCTTTCTATGCAGTACAGAATATAGTTCAAGATATGACTGATTCCCTGCCTCTAGGTACTGTATATTTTTATATGTGATAATCATGTAGCATATAGAAATAATTATAAAACATAAACACAAGATACATTCAAGCATTATTTTCCCTTTTTTCAAGTCTTTCAAGCAAGCTAGTACAGATTGCATGAAGTACCTTATTTTCTAAAAGTAGTATCTTTCTATTATGATAAGAGAAATATTCTCTTATTCCAATAAACCCGAGAAGAAATACGATGATTGCGACATAATATAAATTTTCCATAAGAAATTAGAGTACGGGGTTTACAATGTGTCAAGAAAATTCAATTTGGGCCAGTTGTGTTAGAATTTTTATTGTATGGAAAATATCAATAAAAAAATCTTGAATCTCCACAATAAAAAATTAAAAGCCCCAGCAATCCAAAGAGAATTAAAATCAAAATACAATATAGTAATCTCAGAATACTATATTAAGAAAATAATTCTTGAAACACTCGACACAGAAGCTAGTGGTGACTCCGTAGATTATAAAATTATGGTTAGTTCCCACAGGACTAGCAAAGAAAATAGTGCATTAAAAAAGCAAACTAAATATTTAAAAAATAAATTAGCTTTCGAGCAAGAACTTAAAGAAATACTAACTAAAAATAAAAAAATATCTACAAAGTCTTATAAGAAAAAATCTAATAACTCCCAAGATAAGGTGGTGGAGATTGTCTTGAGTGATATTCATATCGGATTAAAGACTAAAAGTTTTGACTTCTCCAGCGTAGTTAAAGGTTTAGATAAAATCGCAAATAAAGTGAACTCACTAAATCCTACAAAAATAATTATTGCCTCACTTGGTGATGTAATTCACTCATCATCCATGCACCAAAGACAGTGGGAGTCATGTGAGATGACTGATGCTCAGCAAGTATACTACGCTATTGAGGCATTAAATAATTTCTTAAAAAAGTTAGAGTGCGAAAATATAGTATTTATCGGCATTGCAGGCAATCATGATAGAATCCATAAAGATAAAACTAATCATGATATAGGCACATCTTATTTTACATATACAATCTATATGGCTTTAAAGTTGATGAATCCTCATATATCTTTTAGTATTCCTGACGATGCTTATCATGTAGAAAAAATACTAGGAAAAAACTACCTGTTTGAGCATGGAGATTATGCCGCTAAATTTCACATGACGGATATTGGAAATCATGTGAGAAAGAGAGAAAAATTATTTAATAAAGAAATTTTTGGTTTTCGCATGGGGCATTACCATTCAGCAAGAACCCTTCTTGACGGAAGATATTTATGCAATGGGTCATTCGTAACAAATGACCAATACGCCGATACAAACGGCTTTGGCGACGGTGAGGCTCCGACACAAATAATAATTGAACATACTAAAGAAAATTATTTAATACATTTTTTTAATATTAGTTGACACTTGATTGCGGTATAATTTACCCTCTTTACATCAAACAAAAATAAGGGAGTAAGTATGGTAAATTCGAGTTCAGCAAATTGGTATGAAAGTTTTCAAATTGATACTATGGAGGGTGACGTTGTATCAGATTTTTACAAAAAGTATTCATCAGATTATCAGATGAAGGATACTAAATTTTTTAAATTAGCTGCTAAGTCTATCCACAAGATTTATAGAGTGTGGGAATATGAAAATAAAATCGAAGTAGTATTTGGTAATGGGTTTAGGTATTTTCGCTGGTTTACTAATCCAAAGAATACTCAGGTGCATGATGTATGTGATGATATGACGGCGCAGTACCAAATTTGGTATTATGATATGGTTTCCAAGCAAGGTGTGGTGAAATATGCCTAATTACACATTGCTACCTGAGCAACAAGAAGTTGTGGATTTTTACAAGAAAAGAAAGTGGTTTTTTAACTCAAGCGACATGGGTACAGGTAAAACATTAATGACACTTGATATAGCCTTCACTACTGGAAGAGAGGATGTTTTAATTATTTGCCCGAAGTCCCTCATTGATGTATGGAGAAGAGAGATTCTTAAGCATTTTAGTGCTGAATTTCTTAATAAATTTACAATAATAAATTATGAGAAACTTAAAAGTAAGATGGGCACTTGGGATATGGTTGTAATTGATGAAGCCCACTACACTAAAAATATACTAGCTAAGAGGACGGATTCAATCATTAGTATGTTAAATCTCGTACGTCCTGAGTACCTTGCGATGCTTTCAGGAACCCCTATGATAAATTCGGCAGCAGATTATTTTCCGTACTTTAAAATTATGTCAATGCGTCACGCTGTATTTAATGAAGAGAATAGGCGAGTACCTCTTAAGCAATGGGTGTTTCAGAATAAGTATTGCCTTCAAAGACTCATGAAAATCCCTACTGGCCGTATTCTTGGAGGTCAAAGAGAGTTTAGGGAAGTAACTAAGTTTTACGGTGTGAAAAATCGTGACGAACTTCATGAGCATCTTAAAGTATTTATGAAGTCTGTAGATAGCTCTAAGATTGTAGGGCATCTTAAAGAAGTTGAACATAAAATCTATATTGATAGTGAGTCCTTTAGAGTGCCTAGAGAGACTAAAAAACAACTTTCTGACTTAGTTGATGAGATGAAAAGAGCGTTAGATGAAAATGATGAAGAAGCCTTCATGACTTCCAAAAGACGTAGTGCTGAGATTAAAACCGCATTTACAGTAATGTTATTTAATCAACTAGCCGAGGACGGTGAGAGTACAGTAATATTTACAGATCATAGACATAGTTGTTTAGAATTAAGTACAGTGCTTAAAGTACCTCATTTAATAGGCGGCACAACTAATTTTCATACTAGAGATGCTGTAAATAAATTTAATGACACAATTAATTACAACGGAATTGTCTGCACATATAAGGTTGGAGGAGAAGGTCATGACTTTACTAAAGCCTCAAGAATGATCTTTAATGATTTACCTTTTACCTATAAGGATTATGCTCAAGCTAAGGCTAGAATCAAGAGGAAAAATCAGACAAAAGTATGTGTGTACTACACAATTTTCTTTAATGAGTTAGATGAGAAATTATCTAAAATGGTATTAGAGAAAAAAAGTTACGTTGAAAAGATGGCTATATGATTGTAGGAGAGTCAATGAAGAGTGAAGCACTTAAACAAATATGGGATTCGATAATAATTAATAAAAGTAAACAGCAGTTTAGACATTCAGTATATCTTAAAAAAGCTAGACCTATAGCTCCACTGGATGTGCGTGAGTTTTTAAAAGGTTTAGCTGGGGTTGGTGGAGTTAAGTTCGGAGATGTTGGAGAATATATAGATAATGATGATAAGCTTAACGAACTTGTAGAAGAGCTTAAAGAGCGTAGCACACTATCTAAAGAGGATAGTGATGAAGTTTACAGGCTAAAAAGTCTATGGTGTCTCTCATATAAATCAGGAGATACAGTGTCTGATTTATTCTTTGACCCCAACCTCAATAAGGAAGTGGATATTTTTACTAGGTTGTCCTTTCAAATGGAACTAACAAAGTATATGCCTGCTGAGGAAGCTAAAGAACTCTACGCTTTATGGTTTAAAAATAATCATAAGACTGTAGCTCCTGTATATATTAGAGGGTATCAAAAATTTTATGAAACTAATTATGGGTATTGGGAATATAACCTCTACAACGTCCCAGCTTATCGTGAATTAAAGGCTGACCCAGATAATCCTAAATTAGAGTTATTTTTTAACTTTATGGGGAAATTATTTCCTAATAAAGATCATAGAAGAAAGGTATTTGAATGGGTTACTGCGTCTATGTTTAAGAGGCAGGATTTAGCCTTATGCTTGATCGGTCTTCAAGGAACAGGTAAGACGTTATTTTCTAAAGTAGTCATGGCACTTCATGGTAAAGGAAACTCCTTTGCGGTTAAGGAAATGGCCGGAGGATTCAACGAATACCTAAAGAATAAAACCATAATCCTATTCGATGAAGCTAAAGTAGATCAGGCTCAGAATGAGGCTTTTAAGAGAGAAATGAATGAGTATGTCGGTATTCAAGAGAAGTTTAAGAACCAGAAAGAAATAAAAAATGAGTGTTCAATTATTCTTGCTGCTAACTACCATCGTAACCTATATTTAACTCCTAATGATAGGAGGTTTTTTCTACCTGATATGGCTACGGTAAGGTTACAGGAGTTCGGATTTACTAAAGAGGAAATGGATACAATATTTGACTTGAGTAATGATGAGTATTTCTTGGCAGCACTTTATAATTTTTTAATTGATGAATTTGACTATGCTGCTTCTGAGCAAATGCAGATGTATGTAACTCCTGGATTCGAGAAAGCCTGCCTTATGTCTGCTCCGGCATTTTATAGAAGAACTATTAATATGCTTACTGAAAAAACAAGTGATGGACGATATGTTAATGATTATGTAGATTATGCTCAAGTCCACATGGACGCTATGCGAATGGCTGAAAGGCGATTAATAAAGGCCGGAGAGATTCCTAGCGAGACTGAATGGCTTAATAGCATCATAGATTATTGGATAGGTTGTAAAAAGATAATAAAAGCAGATGTAGCCAATAGTAGAGTGTATTTAGAGGGAAGTAGAGCTTACCGTGAGAATAATGTTGGAAATGTAAAAAGTAATTTAGGAGATATTGAAATATAGGGAGCTTGCGCTCCCTAATTACTTCTTAGCCTCTGCAATTGAGGTAAGGGTATTCTCAATAAACTGAGAAATTTCCTTACCTAGTTGCGAACTAGAATAAATGATTAACTTCTCAGAATCTTTAAAAGATAAATCATACTTAGAAATAAACTCAATCAATACTTGCATAGCTGATTGATTAGGGATTAACCCTACTGTGTTGTCTGACTTCTTATGTACTGTGGCTTGAAGTCCAAAGCTCCAATGGTACGAGAAGATTACTGTAAACTCTTCATCTCTTTTAAAAAGAGCGTAGTTATTCTCTAAATTTCTTAAGCAGAAATTCTGCAAATAAGTACGTCTTGATGGCACATCAAGAGTAGTAAATCCCTTTTCTTTAGTAACTCCTACCTCTAGGTTGCCGTCACTAATCGCTTGTTCTAATTCTGTGAATGCTGAAATCATTAGTTATCCTCCTGTAAAAGTTCTATTTTTTTCTCTAAGCTATTTTTTAAAATATTTTTCCCAAAAGCATAATTTAAATATATATGTTGGAGAAGAAATTTAGGAGACAAGTCTTTACCCATATCAAAAATGTCATAATCCTCAACATCGTCTGAAAAATCTCCAGTCTCAACAAAGCAACGAATATCCCCATCTCGATCAGTAAGAAAGTAAACCACTCCGTCTGAAAAATGTAATCCATAAACTACCTCATTAGTCACCATCTTACCTACTATCTCAATATACCTATCAAATACAGTGCTGTTAGTAGTTATTTTATTGCTTTCGTCTAGCCTTTGCTCCACTACGCTTACCTCGTAAATGTCCAGGTACTTTGCTAGATTTACTAGAGCGTTGCAGTGTCTTTTCGAGATTCCTCTCATCACTTTTTGATTTTCTTCCATGCTTAATCCTTGGTGATTTTTTATATTTTACTGTTGTTTCTTTTACTAAAATACTGATACAGTGCTTGTCTGACGGTATCAGGCATACTTTTGCTTTTTTAATGTGCATATCGTCAAATACTAAGTATGAGAATACGCAGTCCTGTAATACCTTTATTGAGTTATCCCAGTCGTAACAGTGGGTATTTAACTCCCCTTTTACTGTGTAGAATGTTTCTTTCGGGATATAAAAAAAGTATGAGGCTTCAAGTATTGTTCTTTTTTCAGTGAGCGTTACTCTAAAATTTAGTAAGTCTTCCCTGACTAATTCTAAGTAATCCGCAACATCTTCCTTGAATTTGACTGTCTCGGAGGAGGTATATACATGACCTCGCCGATTCATTTCTAAGTAAGTGTTTGTGCTCACAGGTTTAAGTGGTAGCACAATTGTTAGAAGCCTCATACATTAATTGGAACACGGCATTAATGTATTGGCAATAGATGTAAGAAATTAAAATAAAAATCCCTCAATTCTGAGGGATATGTTTATGTGTGTGTGCTAAGTGAGTCTCTCCCTCAATTAACTAGATATTATACTTTGCTCCAAGTCCTTTGGAGTTTGCTTTGGTAGGTTTTGCAGGAGTAAAGTCTTTAGCATCTTGCTCTTTAGATACTGCCTTATTATGTCTTCTAACACGTAATCCGTTAAAGTCATCTACTTTAGCAAAAGACGCACCGCCTGTTCCAGCGTATCTTACTAGCTCAACAATCTGGATAGCTGAGATTTTAAGTGATGCGGATACGATTGCAGGAACTCTTCCTTTAGCCGGCATGTAATATGGAGATACTACAAGAGAAACTACTGCTTTAGTTCCGTTACCAATTAGCTCTTTAAATCCGTGCATAGCTTCGCCATTCTCATCATAGAATTTGATGTCTCCACTCTTAGCTGATTTCTTAGCTTTAAAGTATTCTTGTCCTTCTAAATCACCTTTGAATACTTTCAGTAAATCTTCTGATCTCCCAGACTCATCAACTTTATATCCTTGGCTAGCGGCTTCTTCTGTAGCTACAGCGATAACTTCATCAATGATCTCACTGAGTGCTTGAACATTTTCCTCATCTGAAACCATAGATACTTCAAAGTGTTTGTTCGGATTGTTCTCAGGGTATGCTACTGGCTCATGTACTTTGGAATAAATTAGCTCACATGGATAATCTAAGTAGTCAATTGCTGTAAACTTAGGTCCCTTCTTTTCTGTTTCTTGATTGTTCTTCATTTTTTCTCCTTGTAATATTGTGGCGTAATTGCCTCTTATTTGTTTAAGCTATATAAATCTTTTCATCTTTTTCTAATTTTGAAAAGAACTTCTTGAAAAAATCATAATCTTTTTCTGAACCTTCTGGCAAGTATATTTTTCCGTAATTATGTACGGGCATACCTAAATCTTCATTTTCTAGGTGCTCACAGTCCCCCCAGATGTCCCACTCCACTCTCATAGCCTTAGCCCATTCTTTCTGAACTGGAGTATCAAAAGACTCTACAACAGCGTCTAGCATTACTTGATTAAGTTCCGATAGAGCTTTACGCACTGTGTCAATATCGTTATCAACCTCGAAGTAAGCCGCATCGTGAAGTGGGAATAATATTTTATATCCGAGACTATCTGCTTTTAATAACGCTCTGCGTAAAACTACTGCCCCACTCCCTTGAGTAGGTGCATTCGTTGTACTTCTGTGGTTGTCATTGGCTCCCCACATAATCCAGCCATCTTTTAACTTAAGGAAGTTTCGGGATAGATAATCATACCATAAATTTTCCATATATTCCTTATACTCTCTATACGGCTTATAGAAGGTGTCTATATAATCCTGAGCCTCCTCAGTACCTACAGTGCGACCTAAAGCATCAGTTAATCTATGAGATAGCCCGTATTTAGACATCAAGTATGATAAGCCTAAGACTATTGTCTTAAATAGCGTTCTCTCAGCTCCATAATTAGCTTTAGTCCCATCTTGAGGTACAGCCCCACATAACTTGGCAGTATGCAGGTATACGTCTCCTGAGCAATAAGCATCATACATATTTTTACAGCCACTGAGTATTGCAGATAGTAAAAATTCCTCTGAGGCGTAATCCACAGCTAATATTACTTTACCTTTAGCTGGCTTTATCATCGAGCGTACCCATCTGGATTTTAAAGGTACGAAGCTCGTACTTGGGGGCTGGAATCTGCTCGTTTGACTCCCGTAAGGATTAATCCAGCACCTAATTCTGGAGTCTGACCCTAGATCATCAGTTATTTTTCTTGAGTCTTTGCCTGGGAGAAATCCTGCAAGAGATTTTTTAAAAGTATTGAATCTAACTAACTGTTCGACTACATGACCTCTAGTAAAGTCCTGCTTTTTTGAGCATACTTTCTTTAAAGACTCTTCATCAAAAGATATTGCGCCAGTCTCCTTTGATCTTCCCCACGGAAGATGAGCATAATCTGTGCTGGCGATATGCTGCAACATTTTCCTATTCATAGTGTACTTGTTTTTAGCAACCTTAAAAAACGGGAAATCAAATTGTCTGTTAATATCGTTTTGTAAGTGACGAATCATTAAAGGACAATTCTCTGTGAAGTTATTAATCTCATCAATACTCACAGGGTATCCGTTGTTCTCAATCTTGCCTGATAGTGCGCCAATACTTCCTCTGTAAAGTATTTCTTCCATAGTTACATCACATCCTAATACTCTATTAAGTCTGTCATATTCAGCTAGAGTTTTCTTAAGAAGCTCTCTAAGAATCTGCGCATCTTCAAGACAGTATTTTAGTATGTCTTCTCTATGCTCTTCATGGATAGCTCTATCCTTAGTAAGAATATAGTCTCGCATTTTTTCTTTATATTCACTTGTGCGGGTCTCCCCTGTTAGCTTATATGTACAAGCTAACAAATTAGTTTCAGGCTTATTGAAGTTATGTCTTTTTTGTTGCTCCTGAGTCATGTATCTTTTTTCTTTTGACTCTGTAATAAACTTTATACCGCCTGATTTAAAGTAGTGCTTGCCGTAGCTAAAGGTTGGGTGATGGTTTATAAGCATAGCATACTCGAGCTTCTGATCTATCCATTTAAAATCCATCGGATTAAATCCTAGTGATATTAGAGATCGTGCCTCAGCCCCAGCGGAATACGCTAGTAACACCCCTTGACTCTCTTTTATCGTATTTAATAGGTGTATGAGGCGGTGCTTATCGACTTCATCATAAAGCCAGTAAGTCTTATCATATTCAGCGCAAGACACTGCGGCACATACTAGACTTAATGTTGGTTCTTGAGAATTAAAATACTCAAAGTCGATAGCGTATATTTTAGTCATCGGAACCACAATCAGAATCAGAACCCCAAGTAAGAGGCTCACTAAGTATTGACACACTTTCCATATTAGGAATTGCTTGAATAACTGTATTGAGGGATATTCTAGGTAGGAATACCGTATTTCCTTGTCTAAATATTAGCGTAGTTCCATCAAGAGCTACCATCCAATCATCTCCTCTTATTTCTTCTTTTACTGCAACAACCTCCTCAAAAAGGTTCGGCTTTAATCTTATTCTACTCATATTGTCCTCCTTATTTAAATTGTTATTCTCGGTACTCAAAAAGTCTATAAAGAAAATCTGCTGCTAATTTTTTATTTTGAGCAATTTCAGATTTAACTTGCTCTATAGTTTTAGTAGTATGCACTTCATACAGAATTCCCTTATTTAGAAGTATATCTAATCCGTAATCCTTAGACTCGATAGCTATTATGGTGGTAGGGTCTACGGTCAAATCCCACCCATGCTCAACAATATATTTTCTTGGATTTTCTAAATTTGATATATTCTCTAGTAGTTTTTTATATTCTATATTAGAAAGAAAATTAAATTTATTATCAAATGTAATATCAATACTCCCGCTATCTTCAATATCAGATATTAAAGAGTCTAATACTTTTGAACCTTTGAAAGGAAGGTAAATATGTCCCCCGCTCTTAAGAGCTATCAGTACGTTATCCTTACCCTCATTAAATATAATACCCTCAATATCCTTATGACTTATGCACATATTCAAGGTTACTAGACCTTCGTTAGAGTCTAAATCCACACTATCCTCCTTATTTAAATTGTTATTTTATCTATCTTATTTTCTTTTATCTGAGTGTCTTTAACTAATTTATTAAAGTCCGCAACCTCTAATAGTTTATTTTCAAAGTCACTGTGTATATCGATAAGGTCTTCATCATCCATAATATTTAATAGATTTTTTATTAAGGTATCTGAGCCGTAAGGTAAAAAAATCCTATGGCCAGACTCTAGAACTATTAGACACCTATCATCACACCCCCCATTTCTAAAAATACCGTCAATATCTTTAGCCGAAATACTAAAACATAGACCTAACTTATCTGTGTCATTATTGAAATATACCACATTACCTCCTTATTTAAATTAAATTACCATTTACTTCTATATCTTGCTCCGAGAAAGTCTTACCTGAAATCTCCAGGTACTCTCTTATTAATCTTCTTGAATCTATTGAGTCATAGATAACTAAGTTTTTAAAATCCTTATCGTAACCATATACGGGTACACCAATACGTCTGAATAAGTCAATAACAAAGTCTTTAACATTTTGGTCTCTGTGCAACTCATACCGTAATTCTTGATTTACTACTGATATTTTAACTGAATGCTTCTTAGGCATATAAAATACTTTAGCTATTATGAATCTATGCACTTTTTTCTCCTATTATGTCAAAGTCTGTTTCGCTTCCTGCAAAGTATTCTCCTTTTGGTGTGTAATATCTTATAGTGACGCCTAAGGTGCCTGCAAAAGGGTAGTTGGTATCGAAATAACTCCGTGTAATAGTAACATCATCCCCGCCTCTAGTAATATACGTCTTACCTACCTCAAGAGATATTGGCATTGTTTCAGGCTTGGTTAAATCTAAAAACAGCTCATTTTTCTTTTTTGCTTCTAGGTATAATTTTAGAAATTCGTCAATCGTCATATTGTCAATTTGACAAAAATATCCAATGCAATTTTGACTATAAAATCTAATCCAATTATCCTCTGTAGAAATCTTCGTCACGTAATCAAAATTAAAAACCATGTCATCACTTACTCTAATCAACATCTTTCACCTCGCTAACTAAATTACTATTTTCATCATCAAGATCAATTCGTACGCCATTTGAATTAAATCTAAACAACCTCGAGCCTCTGTAGTTGAACCTATTGGACACTGTGACGCCACAAAAAATATCTTGTTCAAATTCGTCTTTTTTGTCCTTTAAAATATCTGAATCTTTGCAAATTATTAAAACATAAAAGATTTTTTTTTCATCATCTTGCATTCTATATTTTTTACCTACTTCAATTTTCATCTTTCCCTCCAAAAAAATACTCAATAACCTCTTCTTTGGTTGCTAGTCTAAAATCTTCTTTTTTCATAGTCCACTTTTTAAATGGGTCTGTTAGTACCAGAATTTCTTGAGAAACTCCATAAGTCATATATAATTCACTTACGCTTTGAACGATTGAGAAGTAATTTATCGATTTATTAAAAATTAAAATAGAGGCTTCATTAGCTAAAATATCTACCGCAATCTCCCAGTCTTCTTTTACCTCAACTAGCTCCAAGTCAAAGCCCTCCTGACCCTCAACGACTTCTCCATTGATTGTCCATGAGTCGTCAATCCAACCAACTTCACCATAATCAGCGGTGTCAAAATATGCTCCATGAACACAATGTACCCCAAATCCATCAACCGCATAAATCCTAACATCTCTTCCGTCCCTAGTTTTGTACTTTTTACCCATTTCAATTTTCATTTTTTCATTCCTTTAACATAGCTACATCCAGACTTCTTAATTCCTTCTTCTAGGATTTTAACGGGTAGTATAAATGTCTTATAATACTCCCAATACAAAATACAAATAATCAATATTACGGGTGTGGCAAGTATTAATGCTGTAATCATTAGTCTTTTTGTATCTTCGTGTAGTTTCATAAATCCCCATTTTCGTCTCTAGCGCACTCAATAAAATGCACTACCTTGTGACCGACTCCTTGCCAAATTAGTTCAATAGGTTTTATATAACCTAACGACGGATTCTCTGCAAAGAACCAGACTATAGCTTTATCGTTTCCAATGCATTCTTTTACATATTGAAATGTCTCAGGAAAGTCATCGCTAAATTCTTTCAATATCCTAAAATCTGAATATTTCATTTAACACTCCTTTATTAATTTTTTAAACAAGTAACAACTTCAGTGTAGTTTGTACTCAGTCTGCACTTTACTCGTGTAGATTTCATATCAATAATTTTATATGTGAATACTGAAATTATTAGACACGAATAAATTATTACTGTCAATACGCACACATTAATTATTTTTGAAATCATATATAACCCTAAAAAATAACTTACCGTCTTCCTCTATCATATATTGGAAGACTCCTCCTGTTTTTTCACTATCCGTAATGTATTTCTTTAGAAATTTATACGAGTTACGTTTAAGTATATCAAACACATATTTATTGTAATATTTATAGCACCGTAAGTTGCTTGTAGTATTTCTAGTGTTCTTAAATATATTATACAAATTACTATTTGAGTAATCTAATATGTTGCAAGTATACCTAGCTACCTCTATAGGGTTTTCAAGAAATAAGTTAGTCCAAGCTATAGTAAATCTATCATTAACTACTTCTACAAAGATAGTAAGCTTTAATAAGTTATTAGTTATCATCTGATACCTTAATAGTCCCTTTACCTCTACATACCATGCAGATTATCCCGTTATTGATCGGGTCATTAGAGTTAATACCCCTCCCTTTGCATGTGGGGCACTTATCTTCCCTTGATTCACAAGGTATTGATAAATCTAAAAAGTGGATATTGTTCTTCTTACAATGAGTGTATAGTCTCTTAAAATCCTCAATAGTATATCCGTGGATTATTATATTATTTATAGAGAAACTTCCTTTATCAGGTGACTCCCAAAGTTTATGAATATCAGATATATTTATGTGCATATCTTGATTTATCTTTATAAACATAACTACCTCGTTTCCAATAATTTAGTGCCGCCGACTGTAAGATATAGGGTTGCCGTAGTATTCTTACCACATACAGTCTCAATTCCAATAGCATTTATCCCGTTAAATATGCTGTCAACCTGTCCTTGCAAAGGCTTCATACAGTTAAGTATTTGATGACAATTTTGACTTAGTATTGGCGCACATTTCAGCGCAGTTGACGATTTATTCAAATGTAATTGGTCGCCCACTACTTCAATGTCGTATGGTTCACCAGTAGATAAATCGAAATATCTATTATTAATGTGCTCAGGGGATTTAGGACTATCTGCACTACCCCCTCCGCAACTAATTAGAGATACAGTTAAAAGTAACATAATTAATTTTTTCATTTTATTCTCCTTTATTTATTGTTTTAAAATACCTGATAATTTACATTTGTGACAGTCTTGAGTTGCCTCATGAGCTGAACTTATTCTTAAATAGTAATACCCTTTTCCGCCACACTCCCTACAACTCGAAATATTTTTTAACTCTTTATTAGGTGTCTTGTTGGATTCCCTGTAGTTCTTATGCAGTATGGAGTATTGTAAGTTTGAGTGCTCTAATATTGCATCTATTACTACTTTTGAGAATGCTAACAAATGTTCCTTTGGTATAGTAAATCCAAACTCTAAGGCGGTATCTTGCAGGAATTCTGAATATATTGAAATTTCTTCATTTTTCATTTTATCTTCCTAACTTATTTAAAATAACTTCATTATAGTCTTCAATTGTAGGTATTGCTACATTGCGTCTTGCCACGAGGATTTCATGCATTCCTTGATGCAATACCTCAAACTTTACTAGTAGATAAGCTTTAGAGTCCTCGGATAGCCAGTCTACTAGGCAAATACGTCCCTCTATCTCAAGCAATATAGGGGTTCCGTGATTTTCAAAATGCTTTACAGCAATCCTCCAATCTTCATCAACCTCCACTAAATTGAGAAGATAAGCCATGCTTTGATCTTGTGACCATAGCATCTCTCTATTCCTAATGTCCCATATTGTTAGGCTTCGATATTCAGACTCCTTCCCAATAAGACCTACTGCTCTATGATACTTCTCATCGATAGACAATATTTCAACATCCCTTCCATCTTTAGTTTTGTACTTTCTTTCTTTTTCAATTTTCATAACTACTCCTTTTTTATTTTAACGTATTTTTCATTTATGTAGGTCACACATTCTTCCCTAGTGGCTAGTCTAATAGGACTAGCTGTGTTAGTGTAGCACTCACCAAAGTACCCATCTATAAATATGTATTCACCCTCTAGGATTACCTGAGAAAATCCGAACTCATCTTCAAACCATATTTTAGTAATCATACATAAGCTATTTCCATAATATACAATTGCAAAGCCATTCTCTTTAAAAAAGTAACTAATGTCTTTCCAATTTTTTAAATAATTCAAAACATACCTCCATAGTCAATAACTTTATTTCTAATATCCTTAATATCTATAAGGAGATCAGTACACTCACCATAAGATAGGAATCTCACTATAACTGGTTCAGTAGATTTAATAAGCAATTCATAATTATTAACTAGAATTTTATTTACCTTATCGTTATTTTCCATATCTGCCTTTAACACTCTTTCTGTAGGGTATGTCATTATATATCAAAAAGAGTACAGCATCACTAGGCGGTATAACTTTTAATGTAAAAGATTTGCCGTCAATTATTCTTTGATAACACATGAAAAACCATGCAGGGTCATCATCACGAAATCCTCTTTCTATCAGCTTTTTAATAAGTTTATCGTCACTATTTATTGTAATTGCTAACATACCGTCTCCTTATTGTGTTACATACTTACATAATTTAAAACATATAAAACAGACCGCCGTATTCAGTATAACCCCATAAGCAACGATTAAGAGAACTTTAGGTGTTATGCTAATAAGTGCCTCTAATACTTCTAAAAATGTTGTTTCTTTCATAATTTATTCTCCTTATTTATTTTAACGTGTTTTTCATTTACTTAAATTTAGCATAGCAAGTATAGTATGGGTTGAATCTTACACAGCTATTCATTGCCTCCCTTAGTTGCTCATTTTTTATATTGGCTATTGCATACTCTTCCTCAAGCGTTAACCCTGCTGGTAGGTTGATTTTAAGTAATAGGGACAGTCCTAAATATATTAATAGTATTATCATAAGCATTGTTTTATGACCTGAAAAGAACCAATAAAGTCTATCAGTAGTTTTATTGGCTACTTCGCAAATATATCCAAAAATAAATCTAAAAATATTTCTGTTATAATTTTCAATATGGTAAGTATACGCCCATTCAGTGTAGAAATTATGAGCAATGATAGGTTCTCTTATAGGATATCTCGCAATATGAGTATACTCATATCCTACAGTCATCTCTTCTTCCGGAGTATTATCTGTTTCTTTAACTTCCACTATCTTAATACACCCTGCCTCATTTCTAGTGAGAATTAATGAGCCAATCTCAGGAGTACATTTACTTAGCTTTATCCAATTTATTATTGAGTGAGATTTTTGTTTAGGCCAAGTCATAATTTATTATCCTTTTTTATTTTAACGCGTTTTTCATTTCTATATACATTAATGTATTCTCAATAAGAAATTGCACTCGCCACCCTATAGAGAGTCTCACTTTTGGACTTATCATATCGCTCAGTAGTCACCGTACTAGCGTGTCCAGCCATGAGCGCAACATCACGTATAGGCACTAACTCATCACTTAGTAAGTGGGTGATTAACGATGCTCTAAAGGAGTGAGGCGATATTCTGCCCACAATTCCAGCACGAGCACAAGCAGACTTCACCACTTCCCAGATATAGCTAGAGCCTACCTTACGTTCATGCCTATTCCATTGCTTTAAAACGTAATGCTCAGGGCGCAATACTATGCCTTCGTCACTTAATTGAGTTTTGTATTGCTTTAATTCTACAACGCATTTTTCATTTAGTACAATATTTCTTTTCTTGTTACCTTTTCCTATTATTGTAAGAATCAAATTCTTTTCCTGGTCATAGGTAAAATCCCGCCATTGTATATTGCGAATTTCTTCTTTACGTGCGCCTGTGTAAGCGAGTAGGTATAAAGTTATACGCTCTAAACCCTGTCCAGCGTGAGATAGTATAGCTCTTACTTGCTCTTTAGTTAAATGCTCAGTCTCCCTGTGAGTATAGACTCGCTTAGACTTCACACTCGCAACGGGATTTATTGGAATAATCATGCAGGAATGGGCATATTTATATAAGCCTTTAATAGCGTTTAATCGTACGTTCACTGTAGATTCTTTAAATTTACGGCTTAAGTATAGCTTATAGGCATTAATATGAGTCATTAAATTTTGTAAATCGGCTTGTGATTTAATATCTAAAATATCTTTTTGAGCGCGACTTTCAAAATATTTTTGAAACATTTTTATATTGTGGTCATAGCTCGCTTGAGTTAATGGGGAGTTTAGCGAGCTAATGTAAGTAGCTATTACTTGCTCAGTATTTTGTAAATTTATTAAGTTATTCATTGTTTAACCTTTTTTCCATTTTTTCTAAGTATCTTATCTCAGAATTAAGCTCGTCTTTAATTGCTTGTAATAGTGTAGCTTTATCGTAAACTAATCCGCCAATTTTTACATAGCGTATAGCCCATTTTTCTGCCTCTTCTCGAGTATCGCAATTTTCATAAATATCTTTTTCAAAATTTTCTTCATTACAGTTTAGTATAGCATCATATAAAATATAGGATACTAGGTGTGTAGCGTTCAAATTACCTATATTATTAAAATAATCCTCAATGCCTTTTAAATCGTAATTTTTCATAATTTATTTTCCTTTTTTATTTAATTTTTACAACGTATTTTTCATTTCTTTCTAAGTCTTCCCTAACCCATGTAGCTTCAATCCAAGTCTTGCCGTTTAAAACTCTTTCACCTAGGTGATTTTTGCCTATCCCTTGTATAGTTCTATAGTGACCTATCCTAGGAAAAGAATGCTTTAACTCTCCTCTTATCCCAAAACTTCTCTTAAATCTTTCTATGTTTGAGTTTTTAGTATCAAGCCACATAGTACGGTAATTTATTGTATGTTTTCTTTTTACTCTTTTACCTCCTGGCAATTTATCAAGATATTCTATAAAGCACTTATCAGTTTCGTAAAGATTTATATATCTATCCTTTACCGCTAAAAAAATAGTACGAAATAAGTTATAAACATAATCATCTTTACCTATGCTATTAGTTATATCTAATAATTCATTTAAGCCTAATTTTTTAACATAAGCACTATAACTATCTAAGTTATCGCTTGCCTCTATTCTGTACATACAAGACTTTTCTTTATCATATATCTCAATTATAGGTATCTGAGGAAAAGGATTCTCACTTAATAATTGATTAATCGTAAAATATCTGTCTTCACCTTGCCCATAAATTTCAATATAGTCTAGTTCTAGCTGCCTTTGCTTAGCATAGTTCATACTTACTACAAGTTTTGACATTGCAACCTCTTTTTTAATTAATTTTTTATCGTGTTTTTCAATTTATTTATAAATAATCCCTAGGGTAATCAGGTAAATTATTTTCGATAAACTCTAGCGCATAATCTGAAAGATCATAGTTATTGCTTAGAATATCTATGACCTCTTTTTTACTGTACCAATACAAGTCGTTTACTTCTTCATGAATATTAATTTCTTCATCGTCTACCTTGATTACACAGTAAAAAGGGCAATCAAAAAATAATTTTTCAAGGTAATTTTTTTGGCTATTTTCTAAAGGTTTTACTGTATAGATTGTGGCATATTCACCTTGAGAGTAATCTCTAATTGTATTTTCATATAGGTATTTTTCTACAAAATCATAACCTGCTTTTAACAATCTAACCATATTATAACTATCTATATTTATTTTAGTACCTATTAAATCTTCATCTTTTATATTATCGTCTTTTTCAATTATTCCCATATAAAAAAGGTCGTCTATATAATCTCTTTCTATCTCAATCTCATAACTAGCTTTCGAGTCATGAAGAAAGTACTTATTGTCATTCCTGTAAGAGCTATTAATAAGCTCTACCGAGTTTAACTCATCGCTTAAGCCTTCCCTAAGAAACTCCTCGAACCAGTACCTAGATAAGTCTTGATCATAAGAGCAAGTAATTTCTATAGCGTTTTCTTGTGTTGACGTGTTATAATTATTAATTTTCATAATTTCTTTCTCCTTTTTTATTGTTAATTTTTTATCGTGTTTTTCATTTTATTCTATTTCGGGTAGGTATATCAATTCGGTTATAGGCTTACCATCTGAAAACCTATTACTAGGCGTTTCCATTATTTTAAATGCTTTAAATTGCTCAACTTTTCTAAGTTGGTAGGCTCTTATAAATGCCTCATCTAAATTGTTTGAAAGCGATTTTCTACCATCTAGCCAGAAAACTGAATCACTACCTAGCCCTTCCTCCAAAAATTTTTCGCATTGTGTCATCTTCCCGTTTTCCCAAGTAAAACCAGACGACTCCTTATAAAATTGTACATATTTTTTCATTTTATTTTCCTTTTTTTAATTAATTTTTACAACGTGTTTTTCAATTTCTTCCTCTAAATTATCAATATGATAGCCTCTATCAATAAAAAAATCCAAGAGGTCATAAAATCCTAGTGGCTTAAACTCAGATGCATCTAATTCATTTTCCTCAATCTCATCTATATACTCATTTATGCAATCCTTCCAATCGACAAGGTACCTCTTTACTTCAATTAAAAACTCATTTTCTATTTCATCGTCATCTAAATTATCCTTATTCATTATTTTACTGTAAGTACTATCAAAGATTTTAAGATAGCTTAGCGCATAATTTCCATAATAACTTCCACTTTCAATTCTAGTAATAACTACTTTGCCCATATCGAAATTAGCTTTTTCGAGAATTGACTCGTGAGTGACTGTGTCATTCAAAAAATCCAAATTTACTTTTCCCATTTATAATTCCTCAATTAATTGTTCTAATAATTCATCGTATTTTTAAAAAATTTAGCCCTGAGAATCTCAATATTTTCTTTAGTGTCAAAGTCATAAATTTTTAATGCTTGAAAAAAAGTATCTAAAAACGATTCTGAGTGTGTCCACCTACCATCTAACTCGCGAGACTTAAAATACAATAATTCCCTTCTTAAATTTTCTTTGACAATTTCAACACTTCTGACATCAAGTTTTATTTGAGCATAATTAACTATGACACTAGTCATCTTTTTTAATTTTTTAATCTTTTCATCAACGTAAATTTCATTTTTTGTTTTCATTTTATTTTCCTTTTTATTTAATTTTTTATCGTGTTTTTCAATTTAAGGTATTAAAGGCATAACTAAAAAAATATCATCAAATTGTTCACCTAGTTCAAAAATTACAGGCGATTTATCACCAACATACCTAATTATAAATTGATGCCCTGCCGTAAATTTACTTAAGTAATATGGATTTAATATAAATAGGAAACGTTCGGGTTTCTCATAAGTTATACTTATAATTTTACGGTTTAGTCCGTCTAATCCATTTTCATAAAAATATGCTTTAGTTTTTAAATCATTTTTTTTAAAATTAACGTCAATTGCTTTAAACTCTAAAACATATTTATCGGTAATTTTTTGAGGAATTATTGAGGAGATTTTGGGGTAATCCCTATCTATAATCTCATAATTTTTTGAGATTATAACATTTTTTAGTTTTGGGTTGTAGAGGCTTGGACAGATTGTCGCTATATGCCCATTCACGGCTACTAGTGAGGATAGGGTTTCATCATGATAAAATCCGTTTAGTTGGCGGCGTGTCTCATCTTTAGATATGCTAAAATCCAAGAGATTTTTTACAAGTTTTAGGGGGTCATTCTTTTTTGTTTTCATGTTGTTTTCCTTTTTATTGTTAATTTTTTATCGTGTTTTTCAATTTATTCTATCACCGCCATAAAAACTTTTAAAGAAATTATGCCAATTGTCACGCTAAGTGCTAGTAGTAAGTTCACGCTATACCTCGTCACTTGCTAAAATTTGGGATAACTTATAAATCTCCTCGTGTAGGTCGTTTTGAAGTTTTAAGTAGTGACCAACTTGAAAAAGACTCATTAGACTAAAATTCAGACCTGCAGGGTCATAAAGCCCCTCAGAAATTGCTTGACCTATAAAGTCATCATCAAAGGCATCTTCCTTTGCGAAATTCCATAAGTCTGAATTATATATATGTACGTTTCTATCTATATATTCATGGTTTAGCTCTTGATCTTGCGCAGACTTAATAAAGGCCTCAAAGTCTAAAGTTTCAGTATCGCAGTAATCGAGTATAAAATCCTGCAGAAAATTTAAGTTATTTTCTTT